AAAAGAAGCAGCAGCAAAAGAAGCAGCAGCAAAAGAAGCAGCAGCAAAAGAAGCAGCAACAAAAGAAGCAGCAATAAAAGAAGCAGCAGCAAAAGAAGAAGCAATAAAAGAAGCAGCAATAGAAGAAGCAGCAGCAAAAGAAGCAGCAATAAAAGAAGCAGCAGCAAAAGAAGCAGCAGCAAAAGAAGCAGCAGCAAAAGAAGCAGCAGCAAAAGAAGCAGCAACAAAAGAAGCAGCAGCAAAAGAAGCAGCAGCAAAAGAAGAAGCAATAAAAGAAGCAGCAATAGAAGAAGCAGCAGCAAAAGAAGCAGCAATAGAAGAAGCAAGAAAAAAAGCAGCAAAAACTAAAAAAAATATGACTCAACGGTTAAAGTCTTTCTTAACTCGTAGATCTAGAAGAGTTGCTCCAGAACCAGAAAGTTTGAGTAGAAATAATTCACAAACTAAAAAAAGCATGACTCAACGACTAAAGTCTTTTTTAAGTCGTGGTCAAACAAGAATTGCTCCAGCACCACATAATGTTATAGCTGGTGTTAAAACAAAAGTCAGAAGAAAACATACAAGAAGACCTCGCAAAATATAATAAATATTAATTTAGAGATTGTTGAAATTTCTTTTCCTCTTGTTTCGTTTAATTTTTTGGACTGCTTTTGCTTGCCACCCATTAAATCTAAACCTAAACCTAAACCTAAACCTAAACCTAAACCTAAACCTAAACCTAAACCTAAACCTAAACCTAAACCTAAACCTAAACCTATACCTGTATTCGCTAATGTATTATCAGCAACTACATCTACAACTGCCTCTGCCTCTTGATTTGCGGCATTTACAAGATTTTTATTCTCCTCCGTAATCTCTACAATAGTAATAGTAAATGGTAATAATAGTAGAAATTCTAACAAACCAAATTTATCACTGCTAGGCATAATCTCTCAATTTCTAGCACATATAATACTGTTAAAAATAAATAATGAAATATATGAAAATAGTGAAAAATCATATGTAAATTTTAAAAAAATAAAATTATAAGGCTATTATAATATGATACAATCTGTAAAATATCCAAAATTAAAAGAAGCAACATATACTATTAGTACTCACGGTACAATGCTTACAAGTATGTTCCGCGGTTTAAAAAAGTATCATGCTATTACTATACCAGAAAATATTGAGCTATATACATTTGGTAATTTAGGAAATTGTATACCAGTTTATACAGGAGAAGCCGATTTTATATGTAATATTTATCCAGATAAATATAAAACAACACTAAGGCAGTCAATTGTACCCGCTTTTAAATTTAGTCATAATCATGAAAAAATAAACAAATTTCCTGAACTATTTTTAACACCTGATTATGAATCGCCAGCGTCATTTTACTCTGGTATAACACATTGTATTCCAGAAACATTTAGAACTAGTTTATCAAAAGAAAAAGAGATTATTTATAATATTGATGCTAAGAATACTAAAAATTGTGAATGTAGTTCAATTGTTCTTATTAAAGACGCTAACTCCTATGATTGTAATAAAAAATACAGCGACGATTATAAAAACCAATTAGCAGATTATAAATATGAACCCAATGATCAAAATACTAGTATTAATAATTGTGGTCCAATTTTGCTAAGCGAAGCGTTGGTTATTATTCAAACACATTGTAAAAAAAATTATGAATCCAACTGTATAATAAAAATTTATCTATTTTCATGTTTTGTAGAAACGGATTTACAAACATTAGTTAAGTCTAATAGCTTCCAATATGAAATGGCAAAACTAAATGTGAACTCACCACCGAATCATTCAAAATTTTGTAGTACCAAAAAAGATAGTCCAAAGTTTTGTGTCTCAGGAAGGACTTCAAGTCTTGAACCAAAGAGTATAGGATTAATTGCCTTTGATGAAACATCACATAAAAAAGAACAAGTTAAAATTCTTGAACAGCACCAATCTCTATTAGAAGATCTTAAAAAAAAGCATATTACAGATAAAGAGCAAGAAAAAATTAACTTAATCGAATATTATTATGAAGTTATGAAACATAATACAATTGAAAAAGTTGATTTTGAAAACGTTGTAGAAAGTGTAAGTGATTTTAAAGCTATACCCTTAATAAAATCGCATCTTTCTAGATATATATTTATGGTTAATTCTACAAAATTTGAATTTTTAACTTATAAAGACGCATATTTAAAATTTACAAAAGACTTAGTTCTCCGACTTCGTGAACCAGGTGAAAAAATAATTGAACAATTAGAACAAAAATATAGAGCACGTGACATAAATAAACTAGGCAAGTATTTAATAAATGCACTAATCAAAATTGAAGATGATGATAGTGCTAATGACATTGATATTTTGCCTAAGTTCAATACAATCAATTTAGCACATCCATTTATTATAAACGCTAGTGATACCGAGTTAATTGATGTTGTCTATTATCAATTAAAAGGATTAATAAAACTTGAAGAACAAAAAAAATTAGGTCAAGGTCTTAAAACATTGCGTAAAAAATACAAAAAGCCAAAAAAACATGCTAAAAAATTTACATATAAAGTTAAGAGCAAAAAACATACAAAAAAATAGTATAAAATATATAAAATATACAAAATATAAAAAATATAAAAATATAAAAATATTTTATTATTGTAATATGGAACAATCTCCAAGAACTATGGAAAAGCAAGAAGCCACATATTATATTGGAGCACATGGAATTATACTTACAACTAATTATGCTGATGTTGATTCAGGAATAGTAGCAAAAAAGTATCATGCTATTGACATACCACAAAATATTGAACTATATACATATACAGATTTGGGAAAATGCTTAAGAAGTTCTGGTACAGAATTAGATGTCACATGTAAACACAATTCTAGTAAAAATAAATATAAAGTATTAAATGTAATTTCAGCAACTTATAAATTTATACATGAAGATGGAAAAAAAAAACAAATTCCCTAATTTATTTTTTACACCAGACCATAACGAAAAGGCACAATTTTATAGTGGATTAATTCATTGTATTCCAAATAAAAATAGTTTAAGAGCAAAAGAGGTTATTTATAGTATTGATGCAAGAAGCACAAAAAATTGTGAATGCAGTTCAATAATTCCAATGGTTAAATCTGAACCTTATGATTGTGCTAAAAATTATAGCGACTATTATAAAGCACAATTATGTGATAAAGATTATAGTAAAATACAATTAGAAGAACCAAAAATAGCAATTAATAAATGCGGACCTATTTTGTTGAGCGAAGCATTAGTATTAATTCAAAGGCACAATATAAAATACTATGGACCCAATTGTGCTATTAAAATTTATATAAGTTCATGCTTAGGGGAAGGTGATTTAGTAAATGCGCGTAAGCATTATAGAAGTTCATTTTTAACACGATGGAATAAAAAAAAGGAACTTGAACCAACATTGAGCATCAAAGAAAAACCTTTAGTCATCTATAATGATGGTTATAAAGAAGAAAAACAACGAGAACCATTACTAATTGATGGTAATTATTTTACTGTAGAAGATGAAATTGCTTCTTTAGCTAAATCCTTGGCTAACGCAGTTTCTAAGAAAAAAGATATTTCACTTGAACAAAATAATATAGATTATGATTATTATAATGATTGTATAAATCATAATACAAGTTCTAAAATTGACTATCAAAATGTTGTTTCAAGTTTTGATGAGTTTAAAGGTATTATATTAACAACATCTACATTTAGTTATTATACATATACATATAATAATAAAATATTTAAAATAAAAACTTTTAAGGACGCATACACAAAATTTTATGAAAACGATAGTACTAAAATTGATGAATTACAAAAAAAACATAGAACATTATCTCAAAACAATTTAGAAAAGCATCTAATAGATGCTTTAGATAAATTTACTGACGATGATGATTTATATTCAGATAAAAACGAAACAGATTTTTTGCCTGGAATCGTTGAAATTAACTTAGCAATGCCATTTAATATTACAAAAACAAGTGATGGTAGTCCATTTGATTTAACCGATGTAATATTTAAACAATTAGAAGAATTAATAAAACTTGAAAAAGCAAAAAAATTAGGACAAGGCCGTGGCAAAAAAACATTGCGTAAAAAATACAAAAACTCAATAAAATATAATAAATATAATAAATATAATAAATATAATAAATATAATAAATATAATAAATATAATAAATATATTACAAATAGAAGATTTACTCGTAAACTTAGCAACAAAAAAAAACAATTAAAATGACAATTAAAATGACAATTAAAATGACAATTAAAATGACAATTAAAATGACAATGTAAATAATTAGTATAATTTTACTTACTTATATTTTTATGAACTCTATTTTTGTCTTTTTATTCTTTTTATTCTTTTTGTTCTTTTTATTCTTTTTGTTCTTTTTATTCTTTTTATTCTTTTTGTTCTTTTTATTCTTTTTATTCTTTTGGATTTACTTCGTCTACCCATACCGTGTCTACCTAATGATGTCAACTTTTCAAGCACATTCACAAACGTCTTCATTACTTGTCGTGTTACTCCTCTTCTTGGTTTAGGTTTATTAGGTTCAAATGTCAATGGTTGCTCTGCTTCAAATAATGAGTGTCTTAATAATGATTGTCTTTTTAAATATCTTGCCTCTAATAACCTTTTCAATAATACATCATAACTCTTCCAGATTGATAGTTGTGTTTCTGTTTTTTCACTCTTACAATAATACATACTTCTATATAAAAATAGTTGTCTACGCAAGTGTGCATCTATAAACAAATAGAAAATACTAATATTAAAGGAAGGTAAACAACACATAGAAGATACAATTGCTGCTTCTACATATGATTCTGTATGTAGTAAGTTTTCAATATGTCTCGCAATTTCGGCATCTTCGGCTTGTTCTATAATGACAGGTGGTTGAATTATTTCTTCCATAAATTTTGGTGCCTCAAAGGTAGATAATGGCGTTACATAGGTAGATGGTGGTGTTTCGCTTTTTTGTGGTGCTTGCACAATTGTTGGTACCGCAATATTTATTAACTCAGCAGGTAGAATTATATCAGATGGAATTATATGAGGTGAAAATATTTTGATAGTTTTATTATATATTTCACGAAAGTATGGGTTCAATAAATAAGAATTCAATAGGTAACGACCCAATTTTAAATTTTCAAGTTTCTCTTTTTTTGATTTTTTGTTTTCTACAATTTCAATGATATTCATTAGTCTTACCAAATTTTCAGTATCAAATTTATTTTCAAACTTCAATCTACTTGTTCTACTAAAATCAATTACTACAGGATCAATATTGAATTTATCATCTACGCAAAGTAATATATTATTTTCATGCATGTCTCCATGAATAAAACCGCTTTCAAGCATTATTAATGTCATAAAGAAAGTTAAAACACAACTAAATTCTTCTAAATCCATAGGAGGTAGTTCTATTCCATATATGTAATAATTACTAAGTATGTCATCATAATGTCTATCGCTTATAAATTTTTTTAAAGTTATACAACTATAATATTCCATAATAATAATATGTTGTGACACACCTTCTATTGAAATGTCTTGAGTCCCGGTACTATCACCTAATGAGCGCTTCCTGTCTATTAAACATCTTTTTAATTTTTCTACCATAGTTTGTGTAATTTTTGAATACAAATTAAATTTACTTAACAAGTCATTAATACAAGCCCCAGTCAATGTATTCTTTTCACCTGGATAAGATATTCTCTCACTATAAAGAAAAGATGGACATATAGGAAACATCTTATCACTATTATTAAGATGTATATGTTGTTTGATCTCATTAGTAAATTGATTGTTATCTATTATCTGCGTTGTCGAAGAATACGATAAAAATTCATATGCCATTAGTTTTAAGAGTAATACATTTGGAATAGCAGTACTAGGTAATTTCTTAAAATATTTACTAAATTTATCATTATTAAATTTTATAGTAAATAAATATGCTGGTGTAACTGGATTTTGGGTTAAAAGTTTTATGCTTGTATCTTTATCAGTTAATATTTCTTGTATTACATCTTTTGATTTTGATACAACATCATCTTTAAAATCTATTGCGCCTCCTTTAAGAGACATATACATTTTATATATATTTAAAAGTATTTTATATATATTTAAAAGTATTTTATAATTAAAATTAAATCTCTACAAAAAGACACATAAAAAAATAACAAATCATCAAATAAATCAACTAAGGTATTTTACATTTTACACATTAAACTAATAGACAAACATTACAATACATCACATATCAGTGGTCCATCGTTCAAACATTTTTACTTGTTCAAAGTTATCAACGTTTGTCGGAGGTGATTTTTTAATAGGTCTTTTATTCGAGCGAATGTTTGGTTTAAAATTATGTCTCAATTTAGTACTATTAGAATTCTTAGTAATATTAATATAAAAATCTATGTCGGAATTGGTAGTAGTAACATTAACATTGGCACTAGTAGTAACATCAATATTAACATCAATATTAACACTTGTGCTAGTAGTATCAGTAATAGTATTAGTATTAGTATTAGTATTAGTAGAATTCATTATTTATAAGTTATAAGTTATAAATAATAAAAAAAAAACTATTTCAATTTTAATTATTCGATTTTTAAATTAATTAGTTTTCATCAACATATACTTTTTTACATCTTGGAAGTTTTACTTTAAGAGTTTTCTCAAGTAATGCGATTTGAGAATTGTTAGGTAAATCTTTATTTGCTTCCCAACGAGATAACATTAGTTGAGAGATCCCAATACTAGATGCTAATTCTTTTTGATTTTTTCCATTAATTACTCTTGCTTGAGCAATAATTTTTCCAAGAGGTTCTTTCATAATCACTTTTTCTACTTTATTTGTAGCAGTGTGCGATTTATTAATTGTAATTTTATTTTTAACTACTGGCGTATTAAGTTTAATAGAATTCCAATCTTGATGTTCCATAAATTATTTATATAAACCAATTATATAAACTAATATAATAAAAATAATTTTTCAATTTTATTTAAAATAAAAAATTAATACATATATAAATGCATAAAAATCTAGTATATAGCATAATTTTTATATTAATAGCAATAATAGCAAGCATATTATTATTAAATTATTACCAAATTAATATAAAAACTACAAATTATGATAATTTAAAATTAAATAGAGCAGTAATATTTGAAGATGTTTAAACAATTATTTTTAAAATTGAATAAAAATAAATATATAAATATATATATATAAATATTTTATAATTTATAATATAATATGATTATTCCTGTAAAATGTTTTACTTGCGGCAAAGTATTAGCAAATAAATACAGATATTATCAGCGCGAAGTTCAAAAACGTAAAATAGATAAGTCAATGGAAGTTAATAAAGTAGTATATTTAACCAAAGAGTTTATGGATAAAACACCCGAAGGAGAAGTGTTAGATATTTTACAATTGAAAAAAAGTTGCTGTAGAAGACACATGATTACACACGTTGATATTGAATAAAATTATTTAATATTTAATATTTTTGTATTTATATTTTGCCATATTTAAAATATTTTTTTATATATAATGAATAGTTATAGAAAACTAGCAACTCAAAGAAATAAGAAGAGACAAAATAAAATGAGTAAAACTTTAAAAAGACAATATATGTCAAAAAAAAAACAAAAAAAAATAAAATCAAATAAAAAGTTTAGAAACAGGTATCAAATAGGATGCTCTAGAAAAAATAATATGAAAGGAGGTGGTGTATCACCGTTTCAAGCATTTTCAGATGCGGTGAATGCTATTACTACTACTGGTAATAGTATTGTAAGTGCGTATATTGGAACAGCAAGTCCAACCAGTTCAAATCCTACAGATCAACTTACTCATGTATAAAAAAGAATATTTTTTATTTATAATATTTTTTATTTATAATATTTTTTATTTATAATATTTTTTATTTATAATATTTTTAATTTATAATATTTTTATATATGTATAAATTATAATATGGCATATATTAATAAATATATAGCAGATTTCAAAAATTTATGCTCGCCGGCGTTTATCTATTTATTTATATCAGTATTAATATTTATTGTTATTGCCATACAAAATTTTGGCAATACAACAAAATATTGTGTAGGTGCTTATGAATGTGAAATACCAAATACATTTTTAATGTTTGTATTTAAAGCAATATATATATTATTTTGGACTTTTATATTAAATTCAATATGTAAGGCCGGATATAAAGAGATTTCGTGGTTTTTAGTAATCTTACCATTATTATTATTATTTGTTATTTTAGGTTTAATTATTATAACGTTTTCTGTATCTCCTTCAATGATTTAATATATAATGTAATAATTATTAACATATAAAATATTAGTATTAATTAATACTAATATTTACAATGACTAGTAAAAGTAAAACACCATCAGTTGATATATTAGTAGATGAAATTGAAAGCAATTCTATAAACCACGAGGAATTGGCATGGTTAATTATAGATAAATATTTTAGTCATGATCGAAATATATTAGTAAAACATCATTTAGAATCCTTTAATGACTTTTTTAACAACAAAATTCACAATATTTTTAAAGAGAAAAATCCAATATTAATAATAAAAGAACAAGATGAAACAACAAAAGAATATAATTACAGATCAGAAATATATATAGGGGGTATTGACGGTAAACGACTTTATTTTGGAAAGCCAATAATATATGATACAAATCGCGAACACTATATGTTTCCCAATGAAGCACGTTTAAGAAATATGACTTATGCTATAACTCTTCATGTTGATGTAGAAGTAATTTATAAAGTTATGAATAGTGAAGGACAATATACTGAAACCAATTCCTTATTAGAGAAAATTTATTTAGGAAAATTTCCAATAATGTTAAACTCTGATTTATGTATTTTAAATAATCTAGATCCAATTGTCAAATTTAATATGGGCGAATGCCGAAATGATCATGGTGGATATTTTATTGTTGACGGAAAAGAAAAAGTTCTTATATGTCAAGAAAAATTTGCCGATAATATGATATATGTTAAATCAGATTTCAACGAATTATATAGTCACTCGGCAGAAATACGCTCAGTTTCAGAAGACGCTTCTAAACCAATACGAACTCTTAGTATAAGAATATTACGCCCAGATACTAAATATAGCAATAACCAAATATTAGTTAATGTTCCAAATATTCGCAAACCAGTTCCGCTATTTATATTGATGAGAGCGCTTGGTATAACAAGCGATAAAGAAATTATTAAAACATGTTTGTTAGATTTACAAAAATATGAAAATTACATGTCATTATTTATTCCGTCTATTCATGATGCGGGTAATATTTTTAATCAAGAAGTAGCGCTAAAATACTTAGCAACATTAACAAAAGGTAAAACAATAGCACATATTTTAGAAATATTAATGGATTATTTATTACCACATATAGGAGAAAATAAATTCATTGAGAAAGCGTTTTTTTTAGGACACATGGTAAAAGAATTGCTACAAGTTTATAAAAAGGATAAAAAACCAACTGATCGCGATAGTTTTAAATTTAAAAGGGTTGAATTGGCAGGTACACTTATATATGATCTATTTAAAGAATATTACACTTTACAGCAAAAGCATATTTTTCAAAAAATAGATAAAGAATATTATTATAAAAAAGGGATTTATCAAAATGATTTTATTAGTTTAATAGAAAATAATTATTTAGAATATTTCAAAGAACGTATTTTAGAAAACGGATTCAGAAAAGCATTTAAGGGAAATTGGGGTGCCGAAGAACATACAAAACGACCCGAAATAGTTCAAGATTTGAATCGCTTATCGTATAATTCTTTTTTATCTCATTTACGCAAATTAAATTTGCCTTTAGATTCGAGTGCTAAAGTTATTGGACCACGACTTTTACATTCATCACAATGGGGTATTATTGACCCAGTTGATACTCCGGATGGTGGAAATGTGGGATTACATAAACATATGTCGTTGGGGTGTTTAATAACGAGTGGTTATTCGGCGAAACCAATAATTGAATTATTACGCACAGTTTTTTTTATGGAATTATTAAGCGAATGCACTATTGATTATATTGCTCATTGTACCAAAGTTTTTGTAAATGGAGCATGGACTGGAATTGTAACTAAACCTATTGAAGTAATTGATTTATTAAAAAAATATAGGCGAATTGGTTTAATACCAATATATACAAGTATTAATTGGGCAATAAAAGAAGATATTATTTATATTTATAGTGATTCGGGTAGATTAACAAGACCTGTTCTTTATTTACAAAACAATAAAGTATGTTATGAAAACGATTTTATTTATAATAAAATGATTTCACAAGATTTTCAATATGGTGAATTATTAATAGGATTCAATAAATTTAAAATTTTATCTAGTGAAAAAAAAGAAGTTTCGGTTGATATAAATTCATTTATCAAATCAAACAAAGTATTTTTCAATTTTTCTGATTTATATGATAAATCCGAAGCGATCGATCCAGTAAATGCTATTGATGAATTAATTGAAAAGGGCGGAATAATAGATTATTTAGATACATCAGAAACCGAATCATCATTAATAGCAACATATAGCGAACAAATTACTAAATTTACTAGTCATTGTGAAATTCATCCATCATTATTATTGGGTGTTATGGGTAATCAAATTGTGTTTCCAGAAAACAATCAACTACCGAGAGATCTTTTTTCGTGCGGACAAAGCAAGCAAGGTGTCAGTTTATATAATACAAATTATCAAAATCGGATTGATAAAATGGGAGTTGTGTTAAACAATGGACAAATACCTCTTGTTAAAAGTCGCTATTTAAAATATATATACAACGAAGAACATACTTATGGAATAAATGCGATTGTTGCTATTGGTTCATACGGCGGATATAATGTTGAGGATTCTATATTATTTAATGAAGCATCTATTAGGCGTGGAATGTTTAATACTACATATTTTAATATGTATGAAGCACGCGAAGAAAGCACAAAAGTTGCCGGAACAAGTGTTGATTCTAAATTTATAAATATTGAATCTAAAACGGTTTTTGGTAAAAAACCCGGTTATGATTATTCTTATTTAGATGAAAATGGATTAATTAGAGAAAATACACCATTAGATGATAAAAAAGTAGTCATTGGAAAAGTTTCAAATAATTTAAGCACTCCAGATACATTTTTAGATGCCTCTATAACTCCTAAAAAAGGACAATTGGGTTATGTAGATAAAGCATTTATTACAGAAGGCGAAGAGGGATTTAGAATTGCGAAAGTCAGAATAAGAGAAGAAAGAATACCAGCACAAGGCGATAAATTTTGTAGTAGATGTGGTCAAAAAGGGACAGTTGGATTAATAATTCCAGAAGAAAATATGCCATTTACTTCTGAAGGAATAAGACCCGATTTAATAATAAATCCTCACGCACTTCCGAGTCGTATGACTATTGGTCAATTAGTAGAAACATTAATGGGAAAAGCGTGCGCGCAATATGGTGGATTTGGAGATTGTACTGCGTTTGTAAATAAAGGCCCAAAACATACATTATTTGGAACATTATTGAGAAACATTGGATATAGTTCTACAGGAAATGAAATAATGTATAGCGGAGAATCAGGAGAACAAATAAATATGGAATTTTTTATTGGACCATGTTACTATATGCGTCTTAAACATATGGTTAAAGATAAAATAAATTATCGCGCACAAGGTCCTAGAACAGCACTAACACGACAAACAGTTCAAGGTCGTGCAAATGATGGCGGACTACGTATAGGAGAAATGGAGCGCGACGGTATTATTGCGCACGGAGCAACAGCATTCTTAAAAGAATCTATGTTAACAAGAGGAGACGATTATTATGTAGCAATATGTAATACAACGGGGACTATAGCAATATATAATGAATCCAAGAATATTTTCATAAGTCCTTTTGCGGATGGACCTCTCAAGTTTAGTGAAAATTTTGAGAATTCTATGAACCTAGAAGTTGTTTCTAAATATGGAAAGTCATTTAGTATTATTCGTGTTCCTTATTGTTTTAAATTATTAATACATGAACTACAAGTTATGAATATTCAAATGCGTATTATTACAGAAGATAATATTGATCAACTAACTTCTATGAATTATGCAAAAACAATAGAAAATTTGAAATTAACAAAATTAACAGAAAAAGAACAATTAGAATTCTCTAAGAAATATGATAAACAATTGGTAAATGTAGAAATACCAGAAAAAACAACAGAACAAATTATAAAAGAAGACGAAGCAGAAACCAAAGAGACAGAGATGAAAGAGGCAGAGATGAAAGAGGCAGAGATGAAAGAGGCAGAGATGAAAGAGGCAGAGATGAAAGAGGCAGAGATGAAAGAGGCAGAGATGAAAGAAGAAAGCGACGATGAAGGACTTAGTCAAGTAACAATAGATTCTATTAAACGTGCTGAAGAAGAATTTGAAAAATATCAAGATCTTGATGATTTTGATAATGATGAAAAATCACCTATTAATATAGGAGATGAAGTCAATAAAGATGAATTAGAAGTTGAAAATTTAAATAGTCAAAAAAGCGAACCCAACGAAACTAGTCCAAAAAGTGTTAAAATAAATGAATCAAAAAATGAAGATATCTTAGAAATAGAAGAATTGCCCGTTCAAAATGAAAGTGAAAATGAAAGTAAAAATGAAAGTAAAAATGAAAGTAAAGAAATATCGTTATTAAAATTATCAACAACTAATTCATACGCTGATGATATTAAAGGAGATACTAGTTTAAGTAATAGCATAGAAAAGAAAACTATTAAAATAAATCAGCAGTAAAATAAATCAGCAATAAAATAAAAAATATTTTATATTATAATTGATATAAATTAAAAATAATAAAACTATTATATTATTATAACTTAATTATGACAAATAGTAATAGTTTTATTCTTAGTATTTATAATTCGCGCAAAAACTTATTAGAAATTTTAAACGAGCGCGGATTTAATATTGAAAAATACTCAGAATTTGGTATTACAGAAATTGGAATTTTAATAGAAAATAATCAATTAGATATGTTATTGGAAAATGAAGCAACAAAAAAAAAAGTTTATGTAAAGTATTACATTGCTAAAGTTATAAAGCCTCAAAATATTTATGACATTGTTGAAGACTTGTTTCATTTAGAATCAGTTTTAGAAAAAAAAGACGATTTAATGGTTATTGTAAAAGACGAACCAAATGATACAATGTTGGAAAATATTAAAGATATTTGGGTTGCGGAAAATATTTATGTATCTTTAATCAATATTAAACGTTTACAATTTAATATTTTAAAACATGTATTAGTTCCTAAACACACTATTTTAACGCAAACTGAAAAAGAATTATTTATGAAAAATTATAATATTTTTGACAAATCACAAATTCCTGATATTTCATATTTTAGTCCAGTATCAATTGTTATGGGAATTAGACCAGACGATGTTGTTAAAATTGAACGAGCTAGTCGCACATCAATTCAATCCAATTACTATAGAATTTGTAAGTTATATTAAAAATACTGATAAAAATAAAAATTATGATTTTTACATTTTTTTATAAAATATATAGTATTATATATTTTATAATGAGTCTCTTTCAAACACATATTGAGACGGATCCATCAATAGGATCGGGGTCAACTACATTAATCTTGACGCAACAAAGCGGCGGCAACAGCAACCTTGGTTCAAACCTTGGTCTAGGCGGAGGAGACGGAGGCGGAGGTGGAGGAGGTGGAGGAGGTGGAGGAGGTGGAGGTGGAGGTGGAGGTGGAGGAGGCGGAGGCGCTCCCTTGCCTCAATCATATAACAGTATAAATAATAATAACTTTTTTAATATTGATGGATGTTATGAAAAACTACCAGAAACTACATTTTCTAGTGTTAATTTTCAAAATATTTTAACTAATAATTTTTACGCATCACAAGTATCAAGTGTTAAGGATTGTGAAATCCAATCTTTGAGAAATAATACTGATTTTTTTTTGGTAAATGATATATCTAACACATTAAATAGAATTACTACCACATGCTATATTCCAAAAATGGTTAATACAAATAATTCGATATTTGGTTCAAACTCATCTATTTCTATGTCAAAACAATTATTTGATAGTTTGAGGTTAACTAATAAACAAACTAATTATGATATTTGTGATAATTTATTGTTAAATACTAATCGAAAAGAAACTAATAAGAAATGTTTTAAATATACACTTGACGATCAAGTTTATACACCAAGTAAGTTTTATGCGTATTACACAAAACCTATTATGAATCAAGATAATATTAACATTTTAAACAGTCTTAGTAGTAGTAGTTATGAGTACTATAATTCTAAATTATCAAATTTAAGATCATACGAAGACTTACTTCAGGAAAATGGTCCATTAGTACTAAGTTTTATAAACTATGTTTCAAACCCCAATCAAGATAATACAGGCAAATTAGATTATCAAATTAATCAAGTAAATATAAAAACTACAAACTTGGAGAACGCTATAAATGATATAACTCGAGATTTATCATCAATTAGTTATTTAAATAGTTTTGATGATGAGACACTAAGATCATTAAATTTAAACATTGCTTATAAATCGCGAGAGTTAAAAAGTTTATTCGGTTCCGGTGGAGCAAATAACGGACGATTAGATGATAGAACTTTATTAACCCAATTTAAAATAGTAGAAAATAGTATATTATTATTACTCATTGTTTGTGTTATTTTTTATTTTACAAAAAAAAATAAAGTTATCTAGAGAAAATAAGGTATCTCAATATATTTTTATTTGATTCAAATATATTAATATATTAATATATTAATATATTTTATTTGAATATGTGAATCAAATAAAATATATTAATATATTAAGAATATTTAATATTATGGCAAATGAAAATAAAGTTATATTTTATTCTCAAGAATTAAATGAAGATATTTATCAAAATAAAAAATTATTGGACTCTAAAAAAATTATTTTAGAAACTAATAAAACAGAATATATATACGAGGATTCATATAATACAATAGTTGAGTCAAAAGACTATTTAGGATGTATTAATAATAATTGCAGTAGGATTATTACAGAAGATAGCACTAATGAAAAAAATAACTCCAACAATACAAATACAAATAATAATACAAATAATAATACAAATAATAATACAAATACAAATAACTTAAATAATTATATTATAAAACTAATTGATTTTTTATTTATATTATTGTTAGTAGGATTATTAATTTTTATATTATATAAAAGAGAATCGTTATACTTGATATATGTTTTAGGAATAACCTTATTATATATTTTTATCAAATTTATAATGTTATGAAATTTATAATGTTATCATATTTATGATGTTATCATATTTATAATGTTATGAAATTTATAATGTTATCATATTTATGATGTTATCATATTTATAATGTTATGAAATTTATAATGTTATCATATTTATGATGTTATGAAATTTATGATGTTATGAAATTTATGATGTTATGAAATTTATTTTATTTTTGAATATATATTCCAATTCAAAAATAAATAAAATATATTAAAATATTAAGTATATTATGAAAAGTAAAAATAAATTTACTAATAATTTTAATTTAAGTAGTAGAATAAAAAATATCAGCAATAATATCAGCAATAATTTTAAAAACAATAAATACATCAATGTTGTTATTATTACCTTAATAATATTATTTAGTATATATTTGTTATATTTTAACGATAAAATACTTGTTCAAGATGCTATTACGAATAGTTTAAATACAAATACAAATACAAATACAAATACAAATACAAATACAAATACAAATACAAATACAAATACAAATACAAATGAATCCGAATCATTTGTCGAAAATTTTGATGTTGCCAAATATGTAGATGTATGTAAAAATAGAAACACTCACATTTATAATTTAGGAACAAAGAATAGTAGTATTGCTAGTGGTAGAGATTTAAATACTTGTGAAGCAAAATGTAATACTGAGGATTGCCATATTTTTGCTTTAAATAATAATACATGTACTACTTATAAAGGAGAATTAAACCCACAATCAAAGGATACTAGAAATGCTTCATTAGGCCCTATTAAAATAAATTGTAATTCAAAAATACTTCCCAATAATGAATTATATAAAACGGGACCATATTATGGTATAGGTTATATAAACAAAAAATACTTAAAAAATAATAAAACTGATATAAGTTATATTGACACATATTTAGAAGGAAGTGTCGATGTTTTAGGAAAGTTATATAGTTTAGAAAGCAAGAGAAAGCAAATAGCAAACTTAGATCCTACATCAACTAATTATAGTACTCAGTATAATAATATAAGAGATCCAATGAAAGCAGAAAACATAAATCTGTTTTTAAAGTTTCAAACTTTAAATGACGATTTTATTGACACTTCTAGAAATAGTTTATATACATCTAGATATCAAAATTCTGCTATAACCAATAATGTTTTATTGCCCGCAGTAGAAGCATCCGCAACAAATTTAGATGAAAAAGATAGAATAACTAAAAAATCTAACAATTTAGGCGGAATATTAGATACCACATCTGAAAAATTTATAGTAAATAATCTTCGTTATTTAATTTTAACAGTTATTATGATTATAACTATTATAATATTAATTTTATATAAAGCATCAAATGTTATAAGTGAAAAAGTATTAATAATATATATAGCTATTATCACAGTGCTGGTATTATTTATTACATATTATTTGAAATTATAATTTTTTATATAACATAATATATACAATTTATAAAATAAAATATAAATTTATATATAATGTTATATGTTGATCCTTTAGGAAATAAAATTGATCTAAATTCTAAATTAACAAGTAACCTTCCATTAGGAGTAAAACATTTTTATAGTAATAAAATAAATAATTTAAGAAAAAATAATATATTAAACGATGCCAGATTGGAGGATATAGAAAAGAAATTTACTTCAAACAAAATAAACTTACTAATTTACTCTGTTTTTGCCTGTATTTTTATAATAATGTTTTTATTTATTCTTAGAAAACTAAATAAGTAATGTTATTAAATTAATATATATATTTTATATCTATTTTATATCTATTTTATATCTATTTTATATCTATTTTATATATTTTATATATTTTATATCTATTTTATATATATTTTATATATATTTTATATATATTTTATATATTTATATATTTATTTATTTATATTTTATATAAATATATATAAAATATAAATAAATACTATAATGGGAACTCCACTAGACGATTATGAAAGCAATAGCAGTGGTAATGCTATTATATATCAAGAGTTGCTTAATAAAACTAATGTGGCAAGTTTAGATAATTTAGAAAAAGCTATTGTAAATAATAGAAACTTATCAAATATGACAACAAACTCATTATTAAATAATCTTGGAACAGATCCTGAAAGTATGAATTTATTAAATATAGAACAACAAGAATTAGAAGCATCACGTAGTAGTATGTTGAATAAAAAAACATCACTAATGAACCAAAAAACAGATCTACTAAAAAAAGAAATATCAATAGATGGTAAAATTACTAGTTTAGAAACATGGATTCAAAATCATCCTTTTGAGATGTGGAATTATTCTAATAAGATTAATAAACTAGAAGTCCATTATACAAGTTTTGGAATCATGGGTATACGAATTTCATATCATTCTGCCAATAAAGCAGGAGAAACTGTAGGAACTATTTCCGATAATAATAGTTCAATAACAACGATTGAAAGAGTTGATTTTCCAGACGATGAATGGTTAATGCAGATTCAAATTACAAATTCATCAAGTGATACAGTCCCTTCTGTTTTATGTAAAAGTATTAGTTTTTATACAAGTAAGAATCCGACAGGAACACCGCCTAAAATAACAATACCTCCGTCGTCGCCTAATAATATTATGAAAAACAAAATTTATTATGTTGATGGCACACAACGAACTTGGTTACAACATAAAAGTAACGCGGAAGCACAAGGAGCAACATTGGCATGCTTTGAAAATAGTATAGAAATAAATAGAATGTTGTCGGAATTAGGACAAGATAGATATAAATATGGTTCTTATTATATTGGTTTATATCATCCAAATGCTCTAATAATAAATAACAATGCTGGAGGTAATAAAAATAGCGATTGGATATGGGTTGATGGAACGCCATACAATCCAAATAGTACTAATTGGAATGGAGGAGAACCAAATAATTGGGGTCCTGGCGAAAACGTTGGACAAATGTACTCAAATGGAAAAATAAATGATTTAACAAAAACTAACCTTCTAGCAGCCATTTATCAAAAAAAAATAACAAATACAACCAATCAAACAATAAGAAAATCAGGAGAGCATATTACGTTTTTTAGTATAAAACCTTTGACACCAACATACGATTTTATTACAAGTCTTGATATTCTTCAAAAAATAAATGCCGAGTCTAGTGTTCAAATTTCTAAACAAGTTGTTGACCAACTAGCAAGTACTTCTAATATTTTAGATAAAAGTATAAAAGATGTAAATGACGCTATAGCAAAAATTACTATTAATATTGAACATATTAAAAGTAAAAGAATTTTACTTGATAAATTAAATGCAGATGGAGACAAAATATTGCAAAACTTCGAAGGCTTTAGGGATAAGAATAATGGCACAAATTTTTTATCTCACAATAAATCAATGATAGAAGGATTTATAGAAGGAACAACTGGAGTTATTGGTGCTCTTGAAACAGCAAATGGCGCAATAAATGCTAGTTCCAGACAAATATTAGATGGCATAATAGAGTTAGAGCAGAGAGACATAGGAGCCGCTATAACCGAATATGTTATTAAAAAAGATAATATTTTTACTAATGTTTTAACAGATTACATGTTAAATGATGAAAAACAAAATACAATTGAAGGTGTTTATGATAAAGTTTCTCAACAAAACACAGATAAAATGCGTAAAATGGAAATAAATACTTATTATGACAAAGTATATAAAGAATACACAAATATATTAAAAGTTATTATAGTTGTTTGTATAGTACTTGTTCCTATTGTTATTGCTAATAAAAAGGAAATATTACCCAGTGCTATTAGTAATTTTTTGATTGTAGGTATTATATTTTTAACAATTATTTATATTATTTCTAAATTTATTGATATATACATGAGAGATAACACAAACTTTGACAAACTACGAATTCCATACGATAGAGAAGCAGCAGTTTTACAAAAAGACGGCAAAATTACTAGAAAAAATAATTTGTTATCGTCATTTACGCGAACATGTATGGGCGAGGATTGTTGTCCTGATCCTGCTTCTGGTATGGTTTATGATACTGTAAAAAATAGATGTGTAGCCAAAGAAACATATGCTGATTATCATAATGGATCTGTTAGCGGTGTATATTTAGACGAAACTTTTAATGGATATTTTGATGGACTTTTAGGTAAATCTAATCAACAAGTTCCTTATTCAATAGTCCAACCGTTTATGACGAGAGAAGAAATGAGTGGAGCATCATTAAATCTTAGCAGCGATACTAAGATGATGGCATAAGTAATATAATTAAACTACTCATTAAAATGATATAATATATTGTATAATATATTGTATAATATATTGTAAAATTGTATAATATATTGTAAAATTGTATAATATAATATAATATATTAGATTATATTAGTTAGTATTTTAATATGGGAAATAAAGGATCTAAATCAAATGAATCTACATGGGGACCATGTAATGAATGTAATTGTCAAAGTGAGGTTCCTAGGGTAATAGCTGCTTGTAATAAGTCGGGTGAAAAAGCAATATCTAACACTTTAGAAGAAACAATATCTACTTTAGTAGGAAAAGATAATTCTACTTTTATTATGGGTGAATATAATAAAGCACTTGGTAATGATATAAATAAAGAATGGGCTGCTCAACGAAAAAAAATTAAGTATAGTTTTCCAGATGCTTTTACTAATTATCAAGGATTTATTGAAGGATTTATTGAAGGAAACGAAGAGTGTGTACGTTGTGATTGTGTAGAAGCAGCAAATGAGGTAATTAAAAGTTGTCAGGATTCTACAGAACAAATACCTGACGCTCTAAAGTCTATAATTGCGGGTACTAAAACCAAAGATTTTTTAGCTCCTATTGTAGATGGAATTGAAGGCAAGCAAGAAATCAAGAATGACTGGAAAGATATATTTTATCCAAATATAAAAATAGAAAAAATCAATAACCCAATAGATTTATCTAATAATAATATAGGAACTGCTACATTTAAAAATATGGAAGGTTTTAAAAATATAGAAGGTCTTGTAAATAGTCAAGGAAACCAAGGAATATACGCATTCACAAGGGATGCCTTGATGGCTCGGTATGAAGCGCTTAAGAATACTCCTACATATTCACTTGATAGTGCTATAAATGCTCGAACAGCAATAGCTCCCATAATACAGAGAGAAAAAACTAGTTTAGACAATTTGTATGATTATTATTTAACATTTTGCAAAGATTATAGAACGTTATATTTACAGAAAGATGCGTTCGCAAAAACCGTAAAACACAAATTAGATGAATTAAAAAGAATACAAACAAAAATAGATAATTATAAAACAAACTCACATATAGATAATAGAAAAAATTTATATCAGAGTAATAATTATGATTTTTATAGTAATATACGATTTTATATGCTAATTGTGTATTATAGTGTTATTGTTATATATTTAATATTTTCTAAGTTTTTTAGCGAAAAACAATACACAAATAAAGTATTGGTGCTATTAATAGTATTATACTTAATTATGCCTATAATATTAGAACGCCTAATAAATTTGATTTATGAAGGCTATATATATTTTTTAGAATATAATAATTTGAAAGAGGATACAAAAACTTATGAAGATATTGTAAATAAAAATTAATATTTATATTATATTACATTAATTTTATATTACATTAATTTTATATATATATATATATATATATATATAAAATGTCAAGTTCCAAATTTCCTCGACAAGTTGCTGAATTAAAAATATTATTTCCTTTATTGGAAAAAGATTTTGCTGAATATTATTTAACTATGAATAATGGAAATTATGAAAAAACAGTTCAACAAATAATGGACGAACAAGAACAAGAAGAACAGAAAAAACCATCAAGTCCAAGAGGTCAACCATCGAGTTCGGGAGATTTTATGGGAGACGAGATAGATTTTAATGATCCAAGATTTAAGGAAAATGTTGAAAAAGAAGTAAAAATAATTGATTTTGATACGTGGTTAAATACAATGTATCATCCTGAAGGTAGTCAAAAAGCTAAAAATGTAAGAAACAAATTAGCACGTCTATTCGGTAAAAATAATTGGGATGTTATCGATCCAAAAGGTGATGGTTTTTGTGGTCTATATGCTGCATCGATTGATTATGCTAGTGGAACTAATATAGTAATATCAAGAGATACTATAATAGATAGCATAGTACAAGGACTTGAAGAATATTATAAAGCAAGAAACTTACATATAGCGATGGGTATTCCTTTGCCCAATGAACTAAAGACACCTGAGTTTTGGATGGAATTTGGTGGTTTAGGAGATGCAATGATGATTACTGAAGAAAATATAAAAACTGAAACAAATAAAAGAGCATTGAGAGAACGTTTTGAAATTTTAAAAACATTAGCAAATATACCGGGAGAGGCGTTTACATTATTAGCATACGCTTATGCGCGAAATTTTTTAATATTGAATTATGATACTAAGTCATCACAGCCTTATGTGCTTTCTTGGATACCTTGTTATGCTGGTGTTCGTATAGATAATGGTGAGATTGTATATCCAAGAGAATTAGCCATATCAATAATGTTCAAGACCGGTCATTATTTCTTATTTCACAATACTGATATTCAAGTAAAGAAAGAAGTTGTAGCACGAACTTTACAAGGAGAATGGCAAGCAATGACAAGTGCAAGAGGTCTAAGAAAATCGAGAAAATCTAGAGCATTAAAATATAAAAATAAGTCAAGAAAAGCAATAGCTATTACAAAAATGAAAAAACCAAAATATTCAAATAAAAAAAGGAGGCAACCCAAGAAAAGAACAAAAAAATATTAAAAAGAAGTATGTTATTTATAAAATGTTTATAATATATTATAAATGACACGTTTAATATTTAGGAATGTTACAAAATTAAATTATAATAAATATATTACGGGTAGTGGCATAGGTTGTATAAGTTCTTCAAATAGATATGCTGTTAAACGCAGAGCAACAAAATGTTGTACTAATAATATGAATAATGTGAATTGTGCTTATATAACAAATATAAATTTATCCGATCTGGATTTAAACAACAATGTCACTATTTTAGAATGTCAATCATTGACAATTGATAGTAATATTACTATTCCACCAACAAATGTATTTAATAACTATGGAACAATTATTATTAATACATCAATTATTAATAACAGCATAATAAATAATTATGGAACAATTATTTCTAATAGTACTATTAACAATACTAGCACAAGTTCCTCATTAATTGCTGTCATTAATAACTATAGTAATATTAATGTTAATGTAAATTCCCAAATAAGAAATGATTCTGGATCAATAATTAATAATAAATCTAGTGGAATAATTATAAATAATGGAGAGATTTTTCAACCAGGTAATAGTATCTATGGGAAAGCAACATTTAATAACGATGGTATATTTAGAAACACTGCCGGATTCAGTCCATTAGGTATTAATAATTATTCAGACTTTATAAACCATGGTATTATTTACAATATCAATTCAGCTATAGCAATGGGCGATACCTACGGTTCACTTATAAATTATAACATAATTTATAATTATAACGGTGCCTATATTTACTTTAATAGTAATACGGGAGCTGTTTTTGAAAATAACGGAACACTTTATAATGGTACTACTTCTTGTGGTGAACCACATCCTACATTTAATATAACACCAAATCCTCTTGGAACAGTAATAAATAGTTGTCCACCGTAAATAATAATATTTTATTTTCTATACAAAACAAAATATTATTCCAAAGACTATTCTTCATTGGTAGTATCATTATCGCTATCCTCTTCATAATTAAACGCAACATTATACCACTTGCCTCTATTACACTTACCATATTGTTTATTCATATAATCAGTTATTTCTTTACCATTTGGTATGTTATTTCTACCATATTGATTAATATACCATTTTTTAAATTCTTCCATGATTTCGGTCTTCTTAATTGAGTTATCTCGCTTGCGTGATATTTTTTCTTTAGCAAATTCAGTTAAATAATCTTGACCTTCCCGATATTTATCGCTAACCGATGTTACAATTTTAACATCGGTAACTATACCCTGTGTTTCATATACAATATTCACAAGCATAGATGCTAAAACGGGTGCCCATAATGTAAATTTTTCATCTATTTTTTTATCAATTAAATATTGGTATGGAAAATTGGATTTAGGAAATTTATCTTCGTTCTCATATGGTGCTTCGTTAAATTTAGACATAAAATCACAAATACGAATTCTTCTCCATGTGCCATCATCGTTTGTATTAATGTCAAATAAAACATTTGTACATACAACCAACTTAAATTGTGGTATAAAAGTAACACTATCTTTAAATAAAGCACGGCCCTGAATCGGATCACCTCCTGTAATTTCTTTCATAATACCTTCATTAATAGTATCTCCTTTGCTTGGTTCTTGCATAACAGCATAACGAACACCCATTAAAGCAACAATTTCAGGGGATGTTGATCCAATACAATTACGCGATTGTGTAATCAATGTAATAGGAACCGTAGCTTTATAATCTCCCAAACATCTGCTCATTAATTCAACCAATTTGGATTTACCGTTACAACCACTACCAGTATATATATTAAATGTATGATTGTCATTTGTTCCAATAAGTGTGGATGCCAAGTGTTCCCACATATAGCGCCGTAATTCTGGGTCTGGAAATAGTTCATCCATAAATTTGTTTATTTCTTTAATAATAGAATCATAATTATTATTAATACTGGATTTATAAGAACTAGTTAAAACTTTATAAGGAATATAATCAATATTTGTCGATTTAGAAATATAATCATCTGGCTTACCTTTTCTGTGTATTTTTGTTTTAAAATCAATTACATAATTATTAAAGCATAATAAATAAACATTGGAATCTAATTTATTCATAAATTCTTTATCATAAAATAATTCCTTGGCTTCTCTCATAATATTATTTTTCCAACTTGTGGTTTTCAATAATATACATATATCGCCCAATTTAAGAGAACGGGTTTTCAAATTTTCGGTATTTTCATCATTGTTCTCTTTTTTTGTAATAACTTCAATTAGTTCATGTGATTTTGCACAATAAATATCGTGCATCTTTTTAGATATTAACAATCTAAGAGTGCTTCCCGAATCAATTTCGTTCCATTTATGATTTTTATATTCATACCATTGGTTATTTTTAATACTAACACATACAAACTGGTCTTTAAATAATTGATATAATACTACTGCTAAGTCAAATTCAGCAACCTTATCTTTTAGAATCATTGTTTGTAATGTTTGTTCAATATAATATGAGATTGTTTCATTTCTAATTTTTTTATATTCAAGCAAATTATCTGTTTTTGCCCAGAACATAATTGAGCGATTTGTTAAACCGTCACTGTTTTTTACATCAAAATTCTTCCACATAGCATACATATTTTGAACTTCTGAAAATTTAAATGAAGAATCTTGAGAACTGTATTTAATCCATGTTAGAAAGAGTTTTTCGTGAGTATTTTTAAGTGCCCAACCTACACGAATCCATTTATTATATGAACCACTAGTATAATACATTTCCGGCAAAATCATAGTAAATTGGTGCGTTTCCTTGATCTCATATTCTGTACAAGCAATTTCATCAATAAAACATTCAATCAAATTATCTAGTGTTGCCATATTATCTATTTTTGAAAAATCATACATATCAAGATCAATCTTGTTGCTAATAAGATTTACTTTTTGTTTATGTTCGCGATTATTTAACTCTTTTTTTTCAGTTTCTATTTTTTCAAGAATAGACGAATTGCTTGTAAGTTCAAAAGATTGATGATTTTTATAACGCGCACTCATTAACGGTAAATGTTCTTGAATATTAATTTTGGAAATATTACATTCTCTAAAATTCCATATTTCTTCTTCATTATCATATGTTACTTCAAATAAATTAGTTAAACTATATGCTTTGTGTTGTGGTTTCCGCGAACCATATATTTGCCAATTAACAAATCCCTTTGTTATTCCTTCATCAAAAACATCCTCATAGTTGTTTGTAATTGGAATATTATCCCATATTCCTTTTATTTCACTAATTACCATTTTGCGCAATACACATTGATGTGCTTTGTGCATCTTAATACAAAATATAATATGAATACCGTCTTTCGTTTTGTCTTCCATGCTATTTACATCCGGTTTTTCATATACATATACGCTAATTTTAGAATCGTTTGGGATTTCGTATATTAAATTTAATTTATTAGCATATAAAGCAATCAAATCAATCAAGTGATCTTTGTTATGTTGTCTTGATTTAATTGAAGTTTCGTAGCGTAAATCAATGTCAACCAATAAAGGACCATCATCTATTAATTGTTTCTCGGTTAAATATTCTTTGTTTTTTTCCACAAATACATGTTGATAATATTTATTCCAAAATTCACCCAAATTTGTGATGTTATAACTGCCGCCAAATATATTTAATTCTTTATTGCCTATTTTTGTATGCGTACTAATTGCCCCTTTTTCTGATCTTAAAGATTTCAAATATTCATCCCATTTGGACGAAATAAGCGTATTAGCAGTTATATTGTTTGACATTGATTATAATATAATATATATTGTATATAATATTTATTTCAATTTTATAATATTTTAATTTATATTATTTTAGAAATCTAATTAGAAATATATTAGTATTATTATTATTATGAATTATGAGTATAAATAATAGTACTATAAAAAGAATAGCAAATGATGTTAAATATATTTTAAATAATGAACGTTCTTTAAGTTTAGAAAATATATATTATAAACACGACGAGGATAATATATTGAAGGGTTATGCTTTAATAGTTGGACAAAAGCATACGCCTTATGGTTATGGGTATTATTTTTTTGAATTTACTTTTCCAGATAATTATCCTTTTTCTCCACCTGTTGTTCGCTATTTAACAAATGATGGAACTATGCGTTTTAACCCTAATTTATATACAAATGGAAAAGTATGCTTGTCTTTATTAAATACATGGTCTGGCGATAGTTGGACTTCGTGTCAAACTATTAATTCTATATTATTAACCCTATCTATTGTATTATGTGAGAACCCATTATTAAATGAACCTGGAGTTGAAGATAATAAAACTGATGCTATTGAAAAATATAACTATCTAGTAACATATAAAAATGTAGAATTTTCAATATGTAAAATTATAAATTATATACAAAATTATGATATTAGCACTAGCGCTAGCAATAATGATATAATAATAATGTATAAATTCAAAAATATAATATATGAAACATTTAAAAATAATAAAAATAATATAATTGAATATCTTGATAGTAATAAAAAAAAATATGGCAAATTTATTGAGGCAAGTTATAAAAATATAGAAAATGAAATACTTATACAAACAAAGAAGAAAATATTTATCTCAATGTATAACTTAACCTTTTATTTAGAATATACTAAACTTTATAATTTGGTGTATGAAATAAACATTGATTAAACATTGATTAAACATTGATTAATTATTGATTAAATATTAATTTTATTATTATTATGTAAAATTGATTATATAAAAATAATTTAACAAATATATATATAATTATTATGGATTTTTGTTCTAATTGTGATAATATGTATTATATTAAATTAGAAAACGAGGATTGTGATAAAATTGTTTATTATTGTAGAAATTGTGGTAATGTTGATGATAAACTTATAAATGTAAATGAATGTATTTTGAGAGAAAATATTAATAAAGCCGAAGATAAATATAGTGTTCATATTAATAAATTTACAAAATTAGATATTACTTTACCACGGATCAATTATATTAAATGTCCAAATGAAACATGCGAAACAAACAAGTCAGAATTTGATCCAACAAAAAAAGAAATTATATTTATTCGTTATGATGATACTTCTATGAAATATTTATATTTATGTAGTCATTGTGATTTTGTTTGGAAAACAAATTAAATACTAGTTTCATATATTTTTATAAATACTATTTAATAATGAAATAATGAAATAATGAAATAATGAAATAATGAAATAATGAAATAATGAAATAATGAAATAATAAAAATTATAATTGATATAAATAGTTTTTTTTATATTATTATAATTTAATTTATAATATGGACGATTTAGAAGAAGAAACATTAAGCGAAAATGAAGGTAATCAAAGTGATAAAACTAGTAATGCTAGTACTAACGAAGAAATTATAAGCGATGACGAAGAACTGGACGAAGAAATTAAAATAGAAGAACCCGATCCTGATGAAACAGGTGAAAAAATAAATGTTTTTGATAATGTTAAAAATAGTTATACTAAATATGATCATGAATTAGAGGATTTAGGAGAAAATGATTTTTATAAATTTAATACTGAGTTAAAAAAAAATCATACATTAAATTATCATAATGAGTGTTTATATAAAAATTTTAATGAAATAAAGGAACTGAGCAAAATTACACGCAATAAAGATGGAATTATTATAGACGAATTACATAAAACAATGCCATTATTGACAAAATATGAAAAAACTAAAATACTAGGAATGCGCGTTAAGCAATTAAATAGTGGCACGAATCCATACATAACTATTAATGAAAAAATAATTGATAATTATTTGATCGCACAAATGGAATTAGAACAAAAAAAATTACCTTTTATAATTCAAAGACCTTTACCAAACAATAATTTTGAGTATTGGAAATTACAAGATTTAGACATATTATAAGTTTATCGTTTGAACCGATTTCCACAATCTAAACAAGTTACAAATGTAGTCATCGGTTCATCAGCACTTCGTGTTTGTAATTGATAATATGTACATTTTTTAGATTTACATTTACCACAAATAAAATTGTCAGTCGATGCCTCTATTTTTGGTGTATATTTATTTTCATCTTTAATTTTCTTTTTTTCGAGCAATTCCGACCATAAATCCGGTCGCAAATCTTGATGATTCATATAAACAAATTCATGTGCCTTTAACGACTTTGACAATAATTTTTCTAATAACTCTTTATTTTTTAAATTTAATATTAATGCGCGCAATTTTTGTATATATAAAACAACAAACGAATCATTAGACCATTTTTTTATAATTTTTTTATCATCGCTTACATCTAAAGAATAATTATATATGCCCTTTTCTAAATTTTCGCTAATTTTTTGATTTTGTATTATTTTATATAACTCTTTTACAACATTTGCCCTGAAAATTTCAGGATCACTTATTTTTCTATTAAATTTACTCATAATATTAATAATTAATATTAACTTAATTATTAATATTATCAATTTTTATATTTATATTTTATATTTTATATTTTATATTTTATATTTTATATTTTATATTTTATATTTTATATTTTATATTTTATATTTTATATTTTATATTTTATATTTTATATTTTATATTTTATATTTTATATTTTATATTTTATATTTTATATTTTATATTTTATATTTTATATTTTATATTTTATTTTGAAGTTATACAATTAGTATCATCGTTTTCATCTTCTGAATAACTATATAATTCATAACTTAATTCTGAATCGAATTCATACTTTTCCTCATTTTCTGAATTGTTATTATGTAATAGTTTATTTAATAATTCGCTTGCTTTATTAATATCAATAGTTGAATTAGTTTCGTTGTTTTCGTTGGTTTCGTTGGTTTCGTTGGTTTCATTGTTTTCATTGTTTTCATTATTTTCATTGCTTTCATTGTTTGTATCATCTTTGCTAAATTCAATAGTTTCATTTAGATCAAAAAATTTATTAAAAATATCTATCTCTAGGTTAATAAATTGCTCTTTATTTCTTAAAAAAAATATACATTTGTTATTTACATTTAATTTTATAGAATTATTTTTAAGAACGGTATGTTGATTAAACTTTTTAATGTTAGTATCTTCTTTACACCATAATTCAATACATTTATCATCCAAATTCCATGAATATATTTTTTTAAAATTAGTTGAAGTTTTATAACCACATTTTTTGTAAATATTTTCTTCAGTAACATTTTTCACTTTTAATAGTTTAAAACTTGTATTTTTTAATGTAATACAAGATAACATTTATTGACAGTTATTAGTTAATAAATATATAATATATTGTTTAAGTTTTTATAAAATATATAATAAGTTCCAATTAAATAATAATTTTTTTATTAATATACAAATCAGATGGTCATATATATTATAAAATGGACTTTTATATATGTTATATTAATTTTTTTATTACATAATTTATATTTATTTTTTCAAAATAATCTTACATCGACAATAATTAAAGACTATTATAATACCTACAATACTGATGACACTAATAATACACAATTAAATAATATTAAAAATAGAAAAACTACGTTGCTTTCAAATAAATTCCATATTGGTAGTACCGGTTTAGAAGAACTAAATAAGCATGATGGAGTTTCTAATTACGAATTAACTAATAGTGGATTAGTTAATAGTGAATTAGTTAATAGTGAATTAACTAATTACAATAGTGGATTAGTTAATTATAATAATGGATTAATTAATAATGAATTAACTAATGATATGAAATCCGAACTCAATGATTTTTTTAATAAATTAAAACTATAATCTGTAATCTATTTATATTAAAAATTGAAAAAATTTATTTAAATATTTATTGTATAATTAATATATTATGTTAGAAAAAAATAAATTCGGCAAACATAAAAATATGGAAACTTCTTCTTTAACTATATTTAATGATTTTAAATTTATAGTCAATAAATTTCCAATAACTAATTATATAAATAATCTCAATAATACTAAACATTTTAATGTAGTTAATTTAGTAACTAATGCCAACTACTATATTTTGAAACCTAAAGGGCGCAAATCTTATTTATGGTTCACATATTATAAGAAAGATTTATTGTGTTTGCTATTATTTATAAATAATAAAAATTTGGGCGATGAATCAAACGAATTTTATAAATTTGACATTGCTTATGATAATACATTATGTTATAATAATGTATTATTAGTTGGAACATATTTTTACAAATACAATTTTAAAAATTTATGTACTAACAAAAGTACCAAGTTTAATAATATACACCATTATTTCATACTTGATAACATTATAAATTATAATCTCTATAATAATGTATTGAATACATATTCAAATAGCAATTTTATATTTAAATTAAATATTTGTAAAACCGTCTTACAATATATAGTAAATAGTTGTTATAATATATATTTAGGAATAATTTTAGATAATTATGATGCTATATTCAAAATAATATATAAATTAGACTATGAAATATATTGTATTTCATGTTATAATAGCAACAAATATTTAGGAAATTTTATTATAAATAATAAAATTTTGAATAATAATGAAAAAAATTATGGTTATAACTTTAAAATTACTGCGTGTATAACCCAAGATATATACAATTTATTTATTTTAGAAAATAATAAAGAAACTTTTTATGATTATGCGTTAATTGATAGTTATAAAACAAGTGTTTTTATGAATAGTTTATTCAGAAAAATAAAAGAAAATAACAATCTTGATTTATTGGAAGAAAGTGATTCTGAAGAAGAATTTGAAAATACTAATTTAGAAAAATATACCAATTTGAAAAAATCATATATTATTGAATGTGTTTATAATAAAAAATTTAAAAAGTGGGTCCCAAAGAATTTAGCAAAAAATAATTATATAATTGATAAGAATAAAATTAATTTAATTGTTTATAAAAATAAAATATATTTATAATGTATAAAAAATGTTGTCTCTATTAGAAGGTTTATTCATTCAAGAAGGCGGTCAGCAGCAACAGCAGCATAACAGTACAGGAGGTAGACGGCGCAGAAGCAGAGGAACAAAGAGAAGAAGAGGAAAGGGCAGAGGCAGACGCACCCGCAGACACTAAATTATTATAATAGTTTGTTGATTTAGTTAATGTAAAATAATACTTTTTTTGTTTTGTTTTGTTTTGTTTTATTTTATTTTATTTTATTTTATTTTATTTTATTTTATTTTATTTTATTTTATTTTGTTTTGTTTTATTTTGTTTTATTTTATTTTATTTTATTTTATTTTATTTTGTTTTGCTATAAAATAAAATAAATATATAATTATATAAGTATAATTATGTTAGGAGGTTACAGATATAAAGGCTCTTTTACCAGAAGAAAAAGAAAAGTAGCAGGAAAAAAATACAAAAAATCACAACGAGTTAAATATAGATAAAAAATAATAAAAATTAACACAATAGTAGATCTTTATAATTGAATTAAACACTTGGAATCTGTCGGTATTGTATTTACTAGATTATTTTTATTGTTTTTCCGCGATTTATATAATAAGTAATTCCAAAAAGTAGAACTACAAATATGGTTCGTAATGTTAAATAGTAATTCTTCTTCAATGGTCAAAATAGAAATTTTTTCTATATTATTTTTTGTTATGTTGAGAGATTTTAAATATTTAATATATTGATTATAATTTTCTTGATTTGTGCGGATTATTTTATAATTTTTTTCATTATAAAATGCTCGTCGCTTAGCAAATTGATTCAAGAATACATCGTGATTGTCTATTAAGTCTATTATTAATGGTTTAGTGTGTTTTTCTCTCAAGATTCTACCCACTGCTTGAATAATATCAGATTTTGGACTTGCTAAAAATAAACTTGTTAAAGATTTAATATCTAATGCTTCAGCGGCCATGCTAAATGTGGCCAAAATGATTTTTTTTGACTCACTTTTTTTTAAATCTTCTTCTTTCATTCCTCCAATATAATATCCTACTGAAGCAAAATTTTTATAGCATAACGCTTTATATAAATAATTGAGCAAATTTTTTGTTTGTGCTAAAACAATAAATTGTTGATCTGGATTTATAAACATTTCACTTTCTAAAATATGTATAATGAAATCACTGCGTAAATTAAAATTTGAAATTTTACTTACCATTGTGCTATATTTTACTTGCCCCCTAAAGTCGCGTTCCACCTCATTATATTCATTGTCTTGAACTATAAAATCAATTGCTTTTACTAAGACACCATCTTGAGAACTATTTTTAGGATGTTTATAACATATATCGCCTAAATACATTTTGAATACATTTGTCAATCCATCTTTTCTTTCCATTGTAGCACTTAGTCCGAGTCCATATAATGTATTACATTTTTTTAGACAATTACTAAACACTTCACTTGACATATGATGGCATTCATCATACAAACTCAGTCCAAAACTGTCAAATAATGATTCGTGATAATTTTTCATGCTTACACTTTGTATCATTGCTAACACAATATCTTTATTTTCTATATCAACTGTCTGACCTTGTATAGTACCAATACGTGCTCCTGGTAAATATTCATCAATTCTCTCTATCCATTGATTTTTTAGGAAAGATTTATGAACGAAAATAATTGTTTTTTTTTTTAGAACTTCAATAATTTTGAGTCCTAAAACTGTTTTACCAGCACCAGTCCATAATTCAATTAGAGATGTACTATTGCCTTTATTAATATTATCTGGGGTTCCAAAATCTATTGCTTTTAAGTATTCGTTTAGAACTTTTGTTTGATAGTCTCTCAACTCTCCATTAAAAGTTAGATTTATAGATTCTCCAAAAGTAATTTTTAATAATTTAGGATAACCAAACATTTTAATACCCCAACATCTTGGGACATATAATTTTTTTTCTGACTCTTGATACATTGGAAAAGACTTCGCTTCGCTATAAGAAGTTCGAGTAAAAGGTTTAACAGTTAATTCGCTTTTAATAAACTCTATTATTTTAGGAGTCAAACAAACTTTATATAGCGTGTATCCTTTATTTCCTAAATAACTATTTAACCCGTTTTTTTTTAAAATTTCTATAAGTTGCTCCAATTCTATATATGTGTCTCTATTTTTAGGAGTAATTTTTTTACTTAGCATTTTTAAATTATAATTAGTAAAAAATAAAGTGAATTATTTTTATCAATTTAAGTTTTTAATAATAATATTTTTATAATAATATTTTAATATTTTTAATAAAATATTTCATTATACTATAATGAATTCTGTAAATAACATATCCAATAATTTTAAAAAATTAAAAAATATGACTGCTTATGAAATAATTTTTGTAGTAGTTATTTTATTATATTTACTAAGTAATGTATCCACACCATATGCTTTAGCACCATACATAAATAATATATACACTTACTTCTCTCTTATTGCCATTGTATTATTCTTATTTTTAAAGACTAATCCTTTAATTGCTATATTTTTTGGAATAGCAGCAGCAATATTTATATCACGATCAAGCAAAGTAGATCATAAAGTAATGGCACCAAGTAGTCATAATAAATCATTAAATATGATAAATCTAAATAATAATATGAAAACAATTTCATTAGAAGAAGAATTAATAAGTGTGATTCAAAAACAACCAGATAATATTTTGAATACTAATAGTTATCACCCTGTATCTTGTGAAACACATAACGCATCGGCTATATAACTTGTCAATTTATTGGTTTTTTTATAAGTGGCATATTTCTTAATACTTATTTAGCAATTCATAACTTGATACTGCTAGGCTTTGCTTTATGAAAAGTTTTAAAAGCATTCGAAGGAGCATTCGAAGGAGAATTCTTAACGTGTTCAGGAAGATATTTCGTAAAAAGATACCCAATAAAAATAACTACAGCTAGTATTAATATACTAATTACTATATGAGATACAACATCATTATACATATCAGGAGGTGAAATCTCAGGATTTGTAGTACTTGAAGCAGAACCACCTGATGTGGTTGTAGATTCATCAGGATACCCATTTCCTGCTGTACTATCGGAAGGATTACAAGTTATATATAAGTCATCAAGTGGTCTGGTATTTAAATTTAACTTTTGCATTAAACTATCAGTATCACTATAAATCTCTGTAAATTTTGTTACTTCTACTGGATCATTTAGTTTAAATAAATTGGTAAAACTTTGGTTTTTTAATAGTTTTTCTAGGTTATCATTTATATTTATATTTGCAGTCGGATATTTTGTTTTATAATATGCTGCTACACTATTAGAAGCTCTGTTATTATAATCATTTATTCTAATGAAGTCTGAAGAATTATTACCATATTTACGCCTTATAAATTCCATAAACTGTAACCATTCTTTATCTTTTTCATTTGTCGTAGTCATTTAATATATATATATTAGTTATTTTTTAATTTTTAATACACTTAATTATTTTAGTTATTTTAGTTATTTTAGTTATTTTAGTTATTTTAGTTATTTTATAGGTTTATAATAATAATAATAATAATATAATAATATAAATATTATTATATTATTATGGATTCACAAGAGGAAGCAAAACTAGTGTTAAAAATATATATAAGAGTCTTATTGTATGTAAATAATTATGTAAATAATAATAAAATAAACACATTTTTAGTATATTTAAATGATCTGGTTACGCAGAATAAAAAACGCGAAAATCAAGACGACGATTTTAAATCAATAGATCAAATATTTATTGAGAGCATTGCTAGCAAAAATTTATTAAAATATGAAGAAGAATGCAAAAAATCTCCATTATCAGCAGCAAAACCAGGACCAGGAGTAGTACCAGGACCAGGACAAGGAGCAAAACCAGGAGCAGGAGCAGGAGCAGGAGCAGGAGCAGCAGAAGTAGCAGCAAAAGCAGCAGCAAAACCAGGAGCACCACCAGGAGCACCACCAGGACTAGTACCAGGACCAGCAGAAGAAGTAGCAGCACCAGGAGCAGCAGAAGCAGCACCAGGAGCACCACCAGGACTAGTACCAGGAGCAGCAGAAGCAGCACCAGGACCAGGAGCAGGACCAGGACCAGGACAAGGAGCAAAACCAGGACCAGGAGCACCAGGAGCACCAGAAGGAGCACCAGAAGCAGCAGCAACGGCAGAAGCAGCAAAAGCAGCACAAGAAGCAGCAAAAGCAAAAGTAGAAGAAGAAGAAGCAATAGCACAAGAAAAAAAATTAAAAACTAAGGAAGAAGAAAGTATACAGGAGGAGTATAAAGATCGAACGCTTACTGAATTTGAAAGAATAATTAAAAATGAAGATAAAAATAAAGAAATAACACTAGATGTTATAAATAAAATAATAGCGGAACATAAAAAGACCAATCCGTTATTAAATAAAATTAATCTAGAAGTAAATGATCGGGTATCAAGAGACCTATTATTTAAAAACCTTATAGACAAATTTTATTTTAGTCATATAAATAGGGTAACTTTTCTTATATTACATGAAAAAGTATTAAAAACTAAGCAAGAAGAAACTATACTTGATCAGGATAGAGCACAAATACTTACTGAATTTGAAAGAATAATTATAGATGAAAATATAACACAAGATTTTATAAATGAAATAATAGCGCGACATAATAAAAGCAGTCCGTTATTAGGTATAATTAATTTACAAGTAAATATGTCGGTAGATAATACAAGAGACCAATCATATATAAACCTTATAGATAAATTTTATTTTAGTCATACAAATAGACAAGTCTTTATTTACTTATATAACGAAGCAGTACGCGAGTATCAAACATTCTTGTGTAAGCATAAAATATCTAATAAATCAAAATTAAACAGGTGGATTTCCGATAATCATCCCGATAGGAACCCCAACTATGAATCTATTAAAGATGACTTTCTTAAACTAAATGAGTGTTTTAACTTTGGAATATTCTGTCCACCAAAACCAGCACCAGCAAAATAATACCAAATAGTTCCTATGGAAACTAAATAACTCCTTATTTTAAAAAATTGATATTTATTTTAAAATAATGAGTTATAGACAAAATAATAATAATAGTTAATAGTTCATAATTATTAAGAATGGACAAATTCAAATCTTTTAGGTTATATGATTATAATGTATATGACGGTATTAGCAAGCATTCGCAAGAAAAGAATAAATATGCACAAGACTCATTAAATTATTATAAAGACAATAAAAAATTTATTATTCAAGCATTTGGTATTAATGATTCTAATAGAACAGCATCAATATTAATAGAAGATTTTTATCCATATTTCTACATAATGGTAGACGAATTATGGAACGAGCAAAGAAATACCTTATTTCTGGCACATATAAAGAAAAAAATAGGATATTACTATGAAGATAGTATTGTAGGTTTCAAAATTGTAAAAAGGCAAAAACTATATGGGTTTGATAATAAAAAATTACACAATTTTATTAAAATTTCATTTACAAATAGTAATGCTTATAACAAAGTAAAAAAATTATTTTATACAGATACAAATGATAAATATACAGGGTTTGAAAGAACACTAAATGAAGAAGGATATATATACAATGATGATTGTGGAACAACAAATTGTTATCTTTATGAAGCAGATATTCCCCCATTATTAAAATTCTTTCATAAAAAACAAATTAATCCAAGTGGATGGATTAAAATACCATCAAATAAAGTAATAAAAATTAATAATAAAACAACACATTGTGCTTATGAATATTCAATTAAGTATGAGGATATATATTCATATAAAGAAAAAGAGACCTTGGTAAAATATAATGTTTGCAGTTTTGATATTGAAGCAAGTAGTAGTCATGGTGATTTTCCTGTTCCTATTAAAAATTACAAGAAATTAGCCACAAATATACTAGAAAATTATAATTCACATTCAAGCGAATATAAAGAGAACTATACTATTAGCATGTTAAAGCAAGAAGTATTAAGTGCTTTTGATTTAGCAAATAATAAACTAACACATATTTCAAAGGTGTATCCAAAAACTAAAAATATTGATACTTATAATATTGAAAATTTAATTGAAAACTTAGCAAGTTATATTCCAGCAAATTTCAAAAAAAAAAATTCAGAAGAGTTTGCTGATTTAAATGAAACTGAATCAGAAGAAGAAGAGGAAGAGGAAGACGAAGAAGACAACGAAGATGCTACAACAAATAGCATTGAAGAATTAAATACTAATAATTTTAAGCGCAAAAAGAAGGTGAAACTATATAATAAAAAAGATGCTTCATTATTAGAATTAATCAAAGATGAGAAATGTGAATACAATACAAAACTATACGAATTAACAGAAGCATTTACTAATACTGGATTTCCAGAATTGGAAGGCGACATTATTACTTTTATTGGACTAAGTTTTATTAATTATACAGAATCAAAACCTTATAAGCGTATAATTATAGTCAAGGGGGGATGTAAAATCCCTGATAAATATTTATTATGGGTTCAAGAAAATAATGTAATTGTATTAGAGCGTAATACTGAAAAAGAGGTTTTATTAACATTTACCAAACTTATTAATAGTGAAAATCCACATATTATTACTGGGTATAACATTACCGGATTCGACTTTGAATTTATGTATAATAGATCAAAAGAATTAAATTGTGTCAGCGAATTCTTAAAACTTTCACGTAATAAAGATGAAGTATGTATTTCTAAAGATTGGCGCACAAATGCTGAAAATATTGAAACAAACAAAATCATTTTAGCAAGCGGAGAATATAATTTGAAATTTATTAAAATGCCTGGTCGCATCATTATTGATATGTGTGTAATTTTTAGAAAGGAATTTACACTAAGTTCAAATAAATTAGATTTTACATCAAGTTATTTTATTAGTGATAATGTTAATAGTATTAGTATTGACGTAGAAAATAATACTACTAAAATTTATAGCAAAAATTTAACAGGCATTTCAGTTGGTAGTTTTATTAAATTTGACGAATTAGGATTTAGTAGTAATTTATACAAAAAAGGCAAAAAATTTGAAATTAGTGAAATAAACGCACAAGAACATTCATTTGTTATTAATGGCATTGAAGAATTAGATTTGGCAAATTATAAATATAATTGGGGTCTAGCAAAAGACGATGTTTCTCCCCAAGAAATATTTGCCTTAGCTAATGGAACAGATTATGACAGATGGACTGTTGGTAAATATTGTCTTGCGGATTGTGATAATGTAATTTGGTTATTATTAAAAGTAGATGTTATTACAGATAAAGTTGAAATGTCCAATTTATGTGATGTCCCGTTAAGTTTCTTATTATTACGAGGTCAAGGTATTAAATTACATAGTTATATTTCTAAAAAATGTGGTGAAAAAAATACATTGATGCCCGTAGTAAAAAAACAGAAAACAGGAGGTGGTTATGAGGGTGCTCATGTATTTACACCTAAAACAGGAATTTATTTAGAAGATCCCGTAGCATGTGTTGATTATAGTTCTCTGTATCCATCTTCTATTATTTCCGAAAATTTATCACATGACAGCAAAGTGTGGACAAAAGAATATGATTTAAGTAATAATCTTATTGCTGAAACCGGAGAAAAAGACGAGCATAACAATTTTAAATATGATAATCTATATATTATGGGTTATACTTATGTAGATGTAAAATATGATACTTATCAATATAAAAGACTTACACCTAAAGCAGCTGCTAAAAAAGTAATTAACGGTTATAAAATTTGTAGATTTGCGCAATTTCCAGAAGGCAAAGCAATTATGCCTTCTATTTTAGAAGAATTGCTTGCGGCACGAAAAGCAACTCGAAAACTTATTTTATCAGAAACAGATGACTTTATGAAAAATGTATTGGATAAGCGTCAATTAAGTATTAAAGTAACCGCAAATTCATTATATGGTCAAATGGGAGCAATTACCAGTGCTTTTTATGAATCGGATGTCGCAGCATCAACAACCGCAATTGGTCGTAAATTATTATTTTATGGTCGTTCAATTATTGAGGAATGTTATAATGATATAGTTATTAAAGTATCAGACGGAGTGTCACTACAAGTCAAGGCCGAATGTGTATATGGTGATACAGATTCAGTATTCTTCAAATTTAATTTACGCAATCCAGATACAAATGAAAAAATATTAAATAAGCAAGCATTAATATATACTATTGAATTGGCCAAGCAAGCAGGAGAATTGGCAAGTTCTTTCTTGAAAAAACCACACGATTTAGAGTATGAAAAAACATTTTATCCGTGGATATTATTATCTAAAAAGCGTTATGTGGGTATTTTATATGAAAATAATCCGGATAAAGGAAAAATGAAATATATGGGTATTGTTTTAAAGCGTAGAGACAATGCGCCTATTGTAAAAGATATTTATGGTGGCATTGTAAATATTATTATGCAAGAAAAAAGTATGGTAAAAGCGATCAAGTTCTTAAATGAATGTATAGAAAAATTAATAGCCGGAAATTATGTAATAGATAAATTATTAGTAACTAAATCATTGCGGGGTTATTATAAAAATCCAAAACAAATTGCTCATAAAGTATTGGCAGAGCGTATTGGATTACGAGATTCGGGCAATAAGCCGTCATCTGGAGACAGAATTTACTATGCCTATATTAAAAATACTAATAAAAAAGCACTTCAAGGCGAAAAAATAGAAACGCCGGATTTTATTAAACAAAATGAACTTGAACTTGATTACAATCATTATATTAGTAATCAAATAATGAAACCATTATTACAGTTATTTGCCTTAAATTTAGAAAATATGAGTGAATTTAAAAAAAAACGAGGACTAACATTACAATCATGGCATAATGAATTAGCAAAATTACGCGAAAAATGGATCGAACCGGAAAAATATGATAAAAAAGTAGAAGAATTAAAATGTAAAGAAGTTAAGAGTTTATTATTTGATAAATATTTAAAAGAATGTAAATAACCTAATTAGTCAATAATATATTATTAGTCAATAATATATTATTAGTCAATAATATATTATTAGTATAATATAATGGTGAATAATATAACATATAAAAATTTAAAAACTTATTCTTATAATTTTAATAAAAAAAACACAAATAAAGTTCTTAAAAATGTAAATACTAAATCACATTTCAAAAATTTAATACTTAAAAGCGATTATCAACAAAATAAAAAGCAAGTATTTAAAAAAGTTATAAATGTTGAAGCAAATATAACAAACCAAAAAAATAGTGGTCGTTGTTGGTTATTTGCTTTTTTAAATATAATACGTTTCAAAATGATACAAAAATATAATTTGTTACCTAGTTTTGAATTTTCTCAAAATTATTTATTTTTTTATGACAAATTAGAGAAAGCAAATTATTATTTAAATTTTATAATAGAAAATATTTCTGTTAATTTAGAAACGTTAAATTATAATACCGATACACTAAAAGTAATACATATGTTAGAAAATTTAACAGAGGATGGTGGTCATTGGAATGTTTTTGTAAATTTAATTGAAAAATATGGAATAATACCCAAATCAAATATGGATGAGAATTTTCATAGTTCCAATTCAAAAGAATTAGAAGTATTTTATGATGATTTTTTACGAAAATGTGCTCATAAAATAAAAACAACACCTAAAATTGAGTTGGCAAAAAATAAACAAAGAATGTTAGATGAAATGTTATCTAAATGTTATAAAATATTGGTCTTATTTTTAGGAGAACCACCAAGTATAATAACGTGGGAATATTATGAAAAAAATAATAAAAATAATAAAAATAATAAAAATAATAAAAATACCAAAACTCAATCTTTAAAAGCAAAAACAATAGCAAATATTACTCCCTTAGAATTTTATAAAAAATATGTCCCATATAATGCTCGGGATAAAATATGTTTAATAAATTATCCATGTAAGCAAGTCCCTTTTTATAAATTATATAATGTAGAAATGGCTTTTAATATAATCGGAAATAGTGAGCAAAATTTTATAAATGTTCCAATTAATATAATGATTGATGCTGTTAAAAATTCAATAAATAATGAAGAAGCAGTTTGGGTAGGAATAGATGTAGATAAATATGTTTCAAAGGAAGATGGATTTTTAGACAAAGATGCTTTTGATTATGAAAATGTATTTGATTTTACTAATACTATGAATAAATGCGATGCCTTAAATTATAGGCAAAGTGGTCCAAAGCATGCTGTAATTATAAAAGGCTATAATTTTGAAAATTCAAAAACAAATGGATTTTTGGTAGAAAATTCTTGGGGAGAAAAATCTGGTTTTGAAGGAAATTTTTATATGGCAAATTCTTGGTTTGAAGATTATACATATCAGATTATAGTAGATAAAAAATGTGTTTCACAAAAAATTTTAAATGTATTAAAGCAAAAACCTATTATATTACCTTATTGGACTCCTTTTAGTTCAGTAACAGGTTATAATTGATTTTCATCAAGCAATTTAAACATATTTTTAAACATATTTTTAAACATATTTTTAAACATATTTTTAAACATATTTTTAAACATATTTTTAAACATATTTTTAAACATATTTTTAAACATATTTTAAATAATAAATAATAAATAATAAATATAAAATATTATTTAAAAATTTAACTACTACTTATAGTATAGTATTATATTTAAAGATGGAGACTTTAACAAACGCCATCAATATTCTTAATATTCATAATACAAATGAAGAATGTATGATATGTAGAGATGAATTACAATGTAGTCAATGTTATACTTTACCTGAATGTAATCATACTTATCATACTAATTGTATAGTTTCTTGGTTTAGAAATGGAGATTCGCGTTGTCCATATTGCGGAAATAAAGGTATTAATAATAAAAACACCAGCAATATGGGAGAATATTTATCACGAACAAGTAATAATAGATATTATAGCATGCATTATGAAGCACAATCTTTAGTAGATATAAGAAAAAATATATATTTAAAAAAATATGATACTAATAAAAGATGTCTTCAAATACGTAAGCAATTTGAAAAAATTAAAATATTAGAAGAAACTTATAAAAGCGAGTGTGAAAAAATGAGAGTTTATAAGCAATCACTCAATGAAACTCCATCATTATATAGTGAAGCAAAAAAAAATATATTAGCACATAGAAGTAAAAAATGGAAACTGACTAAGCAAATTAGATTAGAAAAATTTAAAATAGTAAATAATAGTTATATTATTCCTTTAATAATTCCTCTAAGTGTGACAATTTGATATTATTATCGCAAAAATAATCCAAATTCGTATGTATTTGGTTCGGTTCTGTTACTATTAGTAGTGTCATTTGTATCACTATCACTATGTGAGTTATCTCTATTTGTTAATAAACTTTCAATATGTAGAGCCAAATAAAATCTAAACTCATTGCTATATAAAAATAATTTCTTATTTGTAGCTGGATTTATATAACTAATAAGTTTTGAATTTGTTAAAATATTATATCTACATACAGGACAGGTTTGATGATGAGATAACCAATTATTAACTGCGTGTGTCTTAAAAATGTGTCCGCAATTTTTTATTATTGTTACTTGATCATTACTTGAAAATTCATCTTGTGTTATTGGGCAAGTTTCGTTCAAAGGAATTGCTATACAACAATAATTTATTTGTGCCGTGTTTATTTTAATAAGTGCTTTTATATTTACAATTGAAAGATTTTCATAATCTTCCAAAGTATAGTTTAATAAATAAGCATGCTGAGTATTATTATTAGTATTATTATTAGTATTTGTATTTAAATATTTGTTATAGCAATAATAATTGTTAGCTAATATAGACATTGTATTGTAGTTATTATTGTTTAAATAGTCAATAGTATTGTTTAAATAGTCAATAGTATTGTTTAAATAGTTAATAGTATTATTAGAAGAATTAATGTAATTGTTGGTACTGTGTATCATATTATGTAATAATATTTCATTAGCATTAAAGTTATTAGTCATATTATTATCTATATTATTACTCATATTATAATAATAATAATTTATTACATTTTTAATACATTTTTATATATTATAATTTATATATTATAATTTATATATTTAAATATATTGCGATAAATAATCTAGTGTAAAAATATGGCACATATTGATTATAAATATTTGCTATTAAATAATTTGTTAAATAAATATAACAATAAGGGTTTAACCGGACTATGTAATTTAGGAAATACTTGTTATATAAATTCTTGCTTACAAATTTTATCACATTGTTATGAATTACATGAGGTTATTAATGTAGTAAATATTAACACAGTAAATAACAGTAATTTAATTTTACATGAATGGCGGGATTTAAAAGATTTAATGTGGTCTAAAAACTGTATAATTAGTCCAAATAGATTTTTAAATGCTATTCATAATATATCCAAAATTAAAGATCGAGAATTGTTTTCTGGTTATGCTCAAAATGATTTACCAGAATTTCTTATTTTTTTATTTGATTGCTTTCATGAGGCATTAGAGAGAAAAGTAGATATTAGAATAAATGGAACATCAGAAAGTAATATAGATGAACTTGCCAAGAAATGTTATAGTATGATTAAAAATATGTATTCTAATAATTATTCCGAAATGCTAGATTTATTTTTTGGAATTCATGTATCATTAATTATGTCAAATAATGAGTCAAATAATGAGTCAAATAATGAGTCAAATGAAATTATGAGTGTTACGCCGGAACCTTTTAGTATAATTAATTTACCGATACCATATAGTAGTATTAATAATCATGAATTTAGTATTTATGACTGTTTTAATTTATATACACAATCTGAATTTTTAGAAGGTGAAAATGCTTGGTTTAATGAAACAACAAATACTAAAGAAAGTGTTAATAAGTGTATAAAGTTTTGGAGTTTACCAAATATATTAATAGTTGATTTTAAAAGATTTGATAATGCTAATAAAAAACTAAATAATATAATTAGAACTCCGTTATTAGGACTAGATTTAAGTAATTATGTTGTAGGGTATAATAGAGACAAATATATATATGAATTATTTGGAATATGTAATCATAATGGAGAATGTTTAGGCGGTCATTATACTGCTTATGTTAAAAATTCTAATCAAAAATGGTATCATTACAATGATACAAATGTTGAAGAAATTAACGAATCACAATTAATAACGTCAAAAGGGTATTGTTATTTTTATAGAAAATTATTGTAGATTATTAGATTATTAGATTATTTGATTATTTGATTATTTGATTATTTGATTAGTATCCTTATAATATTATATTATTTATATATAATATTATGTCATTATTTAATAATATAACGCAAGATTTTTATGATAATTTAAATAATTTAGGCACTAATCCTTTTGTATTAGTGGTGTTAATTATTATTATTATTGTTTATTATATAATATTTTCATTTTTAGGAAAATCCTGGGATAATGACTATGACGAACCGTCTGGTACATTTGTAATATTTGAAGCATTATTGTGGGGACTATTTATTCTTTTAATTTTTGTAAATGGTTTATCTTATTTTTTAAATATTGATATTATTACCGAAGTTAAAAATATCTTTTCGCCAGAACCAGAAATTAATATTAAAACAGCAACAGACGAAACAACCGTTAAAACAGACAATAACGAGGTTTATCATATTCCTGGAAATAGATTTACATATCATGATGCAAAAGCAGTATGTAAGGCATTTGATGGCGAAGTTGCCAGTTATAATCAATTAAATGATGCTAATAAAAAAGGCGCGAGTTGGTGTAGTTATGGATGGACCAAGGATCAATTGGGACTTTATCCGACAAGTCAAAGCGATTGGACAAAATTACAAGAAAAAGAAGGTCATAAGTATGACTGTGGATTACCAGGAATAAATGGTGGTTATGTTCCAAATCCACATACAAAATTAGGTGCTAATTGTTATGGAGTAAAACCAAAACAAAGTGAATTAGAAAAACAATACTTAAATAAAGATTTATATCCAAAAACCGTTAAAGAACAATTATTTGAACAACGTGTCAAATTTTGGAAAGATAGAATTAGTAATATTTTAATAAGTCCATTTAACAACAATACTTGGTTTAAAGTAGAGTAAGCCATATTATTTTAACTTATATTTTTCGTGTTAATTTTTTATATCTCGGGTGTTTTTTTTTTGTTTGTTGTTTTTTTGAACTATCAATTGCGCTATAAAATTTAGAAAAAGTTTTATCACTTATTACAGTTTTATCCATCATACTATCTAAATTAAAATTGGGATCCTTATATTTGTTATGTCTTTTTGAAGAATTATCTAAATCTTCAAAATTAAAACCAGGCAATAATGCTAAATTAGAGAGTTGCTTATTTTTTTTATCTAAATCATCTAATAATTTCAACATTTTATAATCTTTTTATATATATATTTTATATATATTTTATATATATTTTATATATATTTTATATATATTTTATATATATTTTATATATATTTTATATATATTTTATATATATTTTATATATATTTTATATATATTTTATATATAAAATATAAAAATGGCTTTAGAACCATCACCACCATTACCATCATTACCACCATTTAAAATTATAAAATGTTGAAATTATTAGATGATTTAGAAGTATACAAAGGCTATAAAATATATGATGATTATTTAAGAACAACAAATAAAATCTATTATGATAGTTTAGAGAAACCTCAATTAGAGGGAAAAAATGGTATTACTACTGATGACCAATTGAAAGATGCTATACGTTTTTTCGCATCAAAAGGGATAGGTGAATTGACCCAAATATTACAAAATTTTAATATTGAAGACGATATAAAAAATGGTCTAAAACAATATTTTGGATCAGAGTTTAGGGGTATGAATGCTAGCATGCGGAAAACAATAGCTAAGAATAAATTAACTAATAATGATTTAACTAATAATGATTTAGACTTAGACTTCGAGGATATTATGGAAATATATGATAAATTAAAAAACCCCGCTCCTCCTATTACTTGGGACAATGAGTATGATACATATATTTATAATACATTAAATGCATTTACAAAAACTACACCATGTACGGATAATTTCTGTGTTTTTAGATGTTATCAACAACTACCCAATGGAGCACCTTTGCTTACACCGGAAGGCAATTTGGCACCTTATATTTATTTAAATCAGTTTACATCAACATCTATTTTATTACGATTATGTGATTATTGGTGTACTCCTGATCCTGAAAGTAATGTTATAAATTCAACGGATTTATATAACCTAAATAATGGAGAAAATACTATAATTTGTATAGAAATACCCGAAAGCACTCGAGGTATTTCTCTAATTAATTTTTATGGACTTGTATCAGGTTCATTTACGAGTGATTATTCTGAATTTGAATATTTGCTTCCGCCTGGTGGTTATTTAACACTGACCAATCGAACATATGAATATACTAGTATTAGTAGAACAAAATTAAGAACCAAATTGAAAATAGACCCAACAAAAGATGACCCATTTCCACATTTACCTACAACATTTAATATTCCTATTTATACGTATATGTCCAATGTTGCAGATAATCCTTATTATCGTGATATACCTTATAAAACATACAGTTATATATTACCCGAAGTTAAAAATATCTTCTCAAGAACTAGAGAATATATGAAAGACCGAATAAATGTTATTAAAAATAAGGCAATGACTATGACTAAGAATTCTGATTACGTTGCATTTAAAGACGTAGGAAAAGGGAAACAAAGAAGAAAACAAACTAGAAAGAGAAAGAATAGAATACAAACTAAGAAGAGAAAGAATAGAATACAAAGTAGAAAGAGAAACACTAGACAAAAAAAGAATAAAAATAAAAAAATTAATTATAAATACGTCTAATATTTTTACTAATAGTATGTGTCCTTTTTGATTTAATAAATTCAATAAGTTCATCTTTTATTGAACCCGAGTCATAATTTTCAAAAAATTCTTCAAAACATTGCTCTAAAAATTTAAGACTTAAAGGATTGGTTTGTTTTTGTTCAATAAAACTCAATTTTCCATCGCTAATATTTATATTTGGATAGTTAGCATTTTTTAAATCATAATGGGATATAATATTTTTTGTTAAACTGTTCTTTTCGTCTCTCAATGTTATAATTTGGTTATTTAATTTTTTATGTTGATTATCTAAGACCACCCATTTTTTTATACTATCTTCAATATTCATATACTTATTTTTATTTACTTATTTTTATTTACTTATTTTTATTTACTTATTTTTATTTACTTTATAATATTTTTTTTAAAATAATATTATAAATTAGTTTTTATAACCTTATATTGCTAAAGTTATAATTTAACGCCTACCTCTAGATCTTGACGATCTTTTGGATCTTCTTGAACCTCTTCTTCTGGTATTGCCCGAATAGCCGTTTTTTCCTGTAAAACCATAACCTGCTCTTCTTTTTGCTAATTGAGTAGCACCAAGAAAACCTGCCGCAACTGCGATATCTGTTAAATAACCGCCTCTTCCTTTTCTTCCTCTTTTTCCTCTTCTTGTGCGCGATCTTCTTCTACGACCACCACCCATACCATTCGTTGATTCTTCGTTTTGTTCTTGATGTTTGTTCATTCCTCCGCCTAGTTCTTCGATCATTCTTTTTTATAATATATAAAAAGATAAAAATTATATTATAAATAAATAAATAAATAAATAAATAAATAAATAAATAAATAAATAAATAAATAAATAAATAAATAAATAAATAAATAAATAAATAAATAAATAAATAAATAAATAAATAAATAAATAAATAAAGAGAGAGAGGATAATATTTAATATATTAAATACTTCTAAATCAAATTTTTAAGCATATATTTTATTTAGACAACGATTGTTTTTTTAATTTATTGTTATATTGAACCAATAAAATTAATACTCCTAAATGAAGAATAAAACTAGTAAATATAAAAAATAGAAAAAAACACAAATATATATGTATTTCTTTCAAAAAATATTCTAACATAGGATTTAATATATTTTGTAGTTCTTTTTTTGTTTCTTCTGCTTTAAGAAAATTAATACAATAATCTGCCAACGTATTTTTAGAAACCATATTTTATTATTTAGTTATTATTTATTACATTTATTTATTTATTACATTTATTTATTTATTTATTTATTACATTTATTTATTTATTTATTTATTTATTTATTTATTTATTTATTACATTTTTGCGTGGAAATATTATTTCGTTTTTCTAATACTTAATATAAATTCATTAATGAATACTCTAATTTATGATATTACAGAAAACTTCAATTTTAATAATCTAAAAGTAGAAAACCCTTCTTTAATAAACGCAAATAATTATTTTAGCAAAATATATAATAATAATAATAATAATAAAAATTTTTATGTTAAACTTCCTAAATGTAAAACAAAGCAAGGAATTGTTAATTCCAATAATAAATGCTTTTGCGAACTTGAATTTAATAGTAATGAAAAAATAGTTGCTGAATTTTTTGAGAATTTAGAAGAATTTTGTATTCAAGAAATATGTAATAATAAAGCATTATGGTTTTATGACTCGGATAATATATCAAGTGAAGATATTCAAGAATATATAACGCCTATTATGAGATCATATAAGGGGGGGAAAAAATTTCTAATTAAAACAAATATAAAACAAGATAAACTTATTATATATGATGAAAATGAAAAAAAAATAACTATTACAGATTATGATGTTACTAATGAAATTATACCTTTATTGAATATAAATGGTATAAAATTTTCTAAATCCACTTTTATCATTGATATTGTTTTAGTGCAATTTATGGTATTATATCCGTGTGATAGTTTTGAAAACCAAATACTAATTAAATTAAATAAACACGAAATTAAGTCAAACCAATATGATAAAGAAGACAAAGAAGACAAGAAAATAGAAGAAAACAAGAAAATAGAAGAAAACAAGAAAATAGAAGAAAACAAGAAAATAGAAGAAAACAAGAAAATAGAACAAGACAAAGAAGACAAGAAAATAGAAGAAAACAATAAAATAGAACAAGACAAAGAAGACAAGAAAATAGAAGAAAACAATAAAATAGAACAAGACAAAGAAAACAATAAAATAGAAGAAAACAAAGAAAACAATAAAATAGAAGAAGATGATTTAGAAACAAACAACCCAATATATTTAGAAACATCTGATCAGTCATCAAAAGAAACGTCTAATTCTAATTTAGAAAATGAAATAAAACAATCTAACAATAGTACCAATGAAAGTAATTCTTTTAAATATTTAATTAATAGTTTAGAAACAATTCAATGTAATAATGATGGTTCTATTGAATTAAATAATTTAGATACTATTGCTGAAAATACTGAACCTATTGAAATAAAAACACACGAAACAATATATTTAGAAATATATAAAAAAGCCAAGCAAAAAGCAAAAGAAATAAGAAAAAACGCAATTGAAGCATTTTTAGAAGCAAAAAATATTAAAATGAAATACAATTTAAATACTATTCTTGACGATTCGTCTAGTGACGAAGAAAACGAGTTATTGAATTGTAATTAATAATTTTGTAGAGTTTTGCTTTATTTTGTTTTTTCTCTCAAAATACTTTTTAAATAATAATGTTAAATTTAAATTTTTATGTAAATGTTAAAATTTAATTAATTAAATATTATTGAAAATTTTTTATTGTTTATTTTATATAAAATGCCAGTTATGAAGAAGTTTACAAAAGGATTTAGAATGGAGTACGTTTTAGGAATTATTGCTTTAGTTGTAGTCGGTTTAGCTTTTTATAAATATTCTGGTGAAAAAAATATGTTCCAATCACCCATGACATCAGGAGCATCAAGTTCAGGAATTTCAGATATTCAAAATCCTAGTGTTCCAAACGGAAATAGTTATCCCACAATTGATGGCGCACAAACCACTGGCAACATGGGTTCTTCTCTTCAGTCCAATGGCGGTGTAATAACTAAACCCGCATCTAACCCTTCGGACTTATTACCGAACGATGCGAATAATTCTTGGGCCAATTTAAATCCAGTTGGAAATGCGGATTTAAGAAATATAAATTTATTGAATCCAAGTCAATTAACCGGAATTAATACACAAGGATCCAGTTTAAGAAATCCCAATTTACAATTAAGATCTGAACCACCAAATCCCAGAACAAATACTAATTGCCCGTGGAATATTTCTACAATTGAAGCAGATCAATTTAGAAAAGTATTAGAAATTGGTTCTTAGACATAGTTAGCTCGTAAAAATACCATAATATTTATAATAAAATTTCCGAAATTTTATTATAAAATTTAATATTAATGGCAACAATATTTACCAACAATATTTTTAATATTGTTTTAGTAATATTTATTATAATAATTGTATCTAAATTATATTTTAATAGCGATACTTTTAATTTAAAATGTATTATATCAGATGTTAATGGTAATAAATATTGTGTCCGTGATAGAAATAAATTAGAATTAGCAGCAGATAGATTAGCACATGTAAATAATAATTTAAATAAATTAGTAAATCATTTGTCAAAAAAGTATCCTACAAAAGAGAATGTTCAACGACTCGTAAATGGTTATAATCCAAAGAAAATATATGAAACTTTACCTACTAGTGAATTTACTGCCTTCAGTGAAAATAAAGGTGAAAAATTGGCGTTTTGTTTAGATACTGAAAAAAATAGCAAAGGACGTTTAATTGATATAAATACATTGATGTATGTAGCACTACATGAGGTTAGTCATATTGCTACTAAATCAATTGGACACAATGATGAATTTTGGAATAATTTTAAATTTATGATTACAGAAGCAAAAGAAATAAATATTTATAATCCGGTTGATTATCAAAAAGAACCAGCGCGTTATTGCGGTATGAATATAAGCGATAATCCTTATTTTGATCTTAAATAAGTTGTCCAACAAATAACTTATAGAAATTTATAAATAATGTCATATACATTATAGTTTATACTCGTGTCTGTGGTTTTTACTATATTTTTACTACAAAAATATAAATTGTATATTTTTGTGTAATCTTCTAAATTAGGAAAATAACTATCACAAATGAACTCTTTCTCTATATAAGTTATTATTATTTCATTAATATTAAAGATGGTGTGTTGTTCGCCGTGATTAGCTAAAAACAATTTATATATTTGTTCTCCACCAATAATCCATACTTCATCGTAGTTTTTTGACTTTACAAAATTTTCAAGTGTTTGTAAAGTTTCAAACGTTTTAACAATATTATTAGCATTTTTTTTATTAATATTGAGAGATTTAGACAAAATTAAATTATCCCTGTTTGCTAATCCATTTACATTATTTAAACTCTCATATGTTTTTCGCCCCATAATAATAGCATTATTTTTATTTCCTGTTGTGAGTCTTTTAAATTTAGCCATGTCTTCTTTAATATTCCATAATAACGCATTAGATTTGCCTATACCATTATTTTTACTAATGGCAACAATAATATTTACAATCATATTTATATAAAATAAACTCTTATATTTATATAAATGTCAAATATATTTAAATTTTATATAAATAACGCTAATCAATTTAATAGACTATATATATTTATTAAAAATAAATATTTGACAAGTCAATCATCTTTAGTTAGTGTTAAAGAATTAAATACTAATTACTCTGACTCTTCGGTCTTCTTAAAAAGTAGCGTCTATGAAAAATACTTCAATAATGGTCTTGATTTTGATGAAAATGATTTAATGTATTTAAATACATTTGGCACAATAATTACATTTGTTGATAATGTAATAAATAGCGATGATACAATTGAAACAATAAAATTAAAACTTATTCAAGCCATTAACGAAACAACCAATCAAGATCAACAAATTTGTTTTGAAGAAATTTATATGTATGGATTAGCACCATCAATATTAAATAAACTGGAATTGTTTATTAATTTAACAAACAATAATAAGAATGATTTAACGCGCAATATGTTAATAAACTATTTTAAGAATATTTATGAAGGTTATAATATTTTAAACAATTTAGAAATTAAAGAAATATATAGTTATGATAGTATTAATTATATTAATACTACAAACATTCATGAATATAAATCACTAGGTCAAAGTTTTATAAAATATTATCAAAATTTTATTGTAAATCCTTATAATTATGAAAAAAATCTAACAAAACAAACAAGTGATATTATAACTATAAATAATTATAATATGTTATTTGAATATAATGTTCGCAATACAATATTTGTTTGTTTGGCTAGCGAGTTTTTTAAACTAACTAAGAATATAGAGGATGACGAATTATTAATTAAAATATATTTTAATTCATTATACTTAAAAAATATTGTTAATGTGAGAGATTTTAACACAAAAAAAATAGAATTAATAAAAAAAACAACCGAATTATTTAATAACGAAAATTTTAAAAATAAAAACGAGTTCTTATTTTTATTAGAAACAATTAATGTTAACACAAGCAGTTTAAAATATGAAAATAGCGGGATTATTTATATTAATATAAATATTCACAGCACTATTAATTCAAACATTTCGTTAGAAACAATATTTAAATTATTTACTAGCAGCGAACTATATCCATTTGTTAAATACAATCCTGGTAAAAAATTAGAAAATTTGTATCGTCTTTATTGTGATAAAACAAATAATAAGAAAAAAATACCATTGCTTAGTAAAACATTAATATTAAAATATGCTAAATCTTTAGGAAAAGCACATACTATAACATTTTATATTAATTCTAAAGAAGAATTGTTCATAAACAATGTTAATGAGTTTATAATTGAGTTAGAAGACACTGGTATTATTAATGTGAAAATAGACTTTAAAAACATTATGAGTATTGAAAATATAAATATTTTAATTGCTAATAATGTGAATACAATAATTAAATTTATTAAAAGTTTAATTGTCAATAACACAATCGAACTATTTGACAAATTAACTAAAACCAATATTGAAATTAATTGTATTAACTATGTTTCTAATATTAATATCAAAGGGACACCGACTTTGAAAACTATAAGTAATTGTATTAGTTTTTTATTCAATGTTATAAAACATGATCCAAAAGAAATAATAATGCGTTATAAACACGTATCCAATTTTAGTTTAATGAACTCAGAAGACGCGTTTATAATCGAACTTATTAAACAAAAATTTACAGAAACAGAAATATTAAACAAATTAGAAGAGAATTACAAATTATCATATGACGAATCCAGAGCAAAATTAATAAGCGTAATTAACTCACTTAAATTGGTTCAAAATACGTTTAATTTTAAAAAATTAAATATTAAAAATAATCCCGGATTTCTAACAACATTAAAAAAAACTACTTCAAGCAATCTCTCAATCAGCATTGAAAATATTGATGCTATTGATTATTTGAAAAATATGAGTGTATATATTGATTCTATTGTTAAAATCTTATTTAACCAACTAAAAGATACTCCATTAGAACAAAATATTAAAACCTTGTGTAAAAAAATTTCAGCAAAAGAAGAAATTGAAGAACAAAAAATAGAAATAGCAGACGTGGCAGAAAATGAAAAAATTATTACAAATGTTGCTCATTTATTAGAAAATGACGACACAGATGAAGTAAGTTCAATGAATAATGATTTGTTAAATATATTATTAGATGATGAAGACGAAGACGAAGACGAAGACGAAGACGAAGACGAAGATGAAGAAAAAAAAGAAGACGATGAAGAAGACACATACGAAGAACCAATTGATAAAATTAACACCGGTTCTATAACAACCGATGAGAAAATAAATATTGAAGACATAGAAGAGGAGGTGCCTTATGTTCAACAAAACACAAAAGAAGAATCTATAAAAGAAAAAATAACAGACGATCCAAAAAAAGAAGAAGATGACGAAGAAGGTTTTAAAGAATTTTCAGATAAAAGTAATCCAATATTAAAACGATTAATAAATAAAGAACCAACATTATTCAGCACAGATAAAAATAAATTTTTCACAGAATATTCCAGATTATGTCAAGCAAACATAAAAAAACAACCTGTTATACTAACACAAGAAGAAAAAGACATTATTGATGAAAAAGATAGAAACAATGCTGGTATAAAATCATATACAGAAAGTTTTAAATATGGAACAAAAGAAGGAAACACATATCACTATATATGTCCAAGATACTGGGATTTAGAAAAAAATATAAGTTTGTCACACAATGAAGTATTAAGCAAAAAATATGGAAAAGTTATTACAAAAAAAAACAAAGACGGAACTTATGATGGAAATATAATGGAATTTACAGATCAAAAACACCATCTTGATGAAAAAGGAAATTATATAACTCATGTCCCGGGTTTTTTAGATGAGAAACATAATAGAAATGGTTTTTGCTTACCTTGTTGCTTTAATAATAAATTATGGAATAAACCACAACAACAACAACGACGCAGCAAATGTTTAAATTCTGATTATAAAATGAACGATGAACAAAAGAAAGATAATTTCAATTATGTTAAGGGACCAGAAAAATTTCCATTGGAAAAAAACAAATTAGGGTTTCTTCCAATAAGCATTCAAAAATTATTACAATTTGATAATTTAGACTGTGTAACAAAACAAACGCCTAACTTATTAAAAACTAATCATAAATGTTTATTGCGTTATGGGGTAGAAAATAGTAGTAATCAATCATTTATAGGATGTATTGCTGATTTATACGAATCGTTAATAATAAAAAACAAAAAATCTATAAGTATTAATGAAATGAAAAACATTATTGCTAACAGTATTAGTATTGATACGTTTATAAAGTATAATAACGGCAATTTACCGCATATTTTTATTTCTAGGAATTTTAATGAAGTTGTTGATACAATAATTATTAGTAAATATGAATCAAGTAAATTATATCAAGAAGTTATAAAATCTTCTAGCAAACCTGATACAAATTACGAAAATATTGATAAACTCATATTATTTAAAAAAATAATAAACAGTTTTGAAAATTTCTTAAGATATTTAGAAAGCAATTTAACAATTGATTATACTTATTTATGGGATATTATTTGTAAAAGAAATCCTTTACTTTTTCCAGATGGATTAAATTTAATTATTTTAGACATTACAACCGAAGATATAACAGATAACATTAAAATATTATGTCCTAAACAAAATTACAGCGATGAATTTTTAGATATAAAGAAAAAAAATTTATTATTAATAAAAAAAGATGACCATTTTGAACCTATTTATTTAATAAATAATACAATCAATAATTATGATTTTACAAAAGTATTCCCATTTTCTAACAATAAAGAAGATAACAGTCTTAAAAATTTTAAACTAATTTTAAATAATATTAGAAAAGCAATAAATAGTAACTGTATTCATAAAATAGATACAAAAAAATATACTAGTTCAATTTATAATTTTAAACCAAATATTCCATTGGATAATATAATTAATATACTATTAAAATTAAAATATGAAATTACTTATCAAATTATTGATTATAATAGTAAGGTTATTGGAATAACAATAAAAAAAGAAAATGAATCAGGGTTTATTGAAAAAGGTTTTATTCCATGTTATCCTTCTGGTTTATCAAGTAATTATGAACAAATTTCATACAAACTAATAGATGAAATAGATGATAATGAGTATAATGATTATAGTAATACAAAAGAATTATTACAAAAAATATACAAATTAAGTGACTATAAAATTATATGTAAACCCGAATATAAAGTACTTGAAGAAGGGGCGGTAGTTGGTATTCTTACTTTAGGTAATCAATTTATTAGATTAAGTAATCCAGAACAAAATAATGAGGACGAGTTAATACAAATAGAAAATAAAGATTATGTTTTTGTTGATAAAGAAATACATACGAAGTATTATAAAAATAATAATAGAAATGAGACAATAACCAATATTAAATTGGAAACATTATTTTATAACAATTTTAAAAATACTTTTAAAAAAATATTAAATATTAACATAAATAATAATAAGAAAAACGAACTATTGCGAATAATAAATAATAATTCAATGCTATATTTAGATAAACTTTCAAACATATATACAATATTGAAGAGCATAGGAACTAACTATATTATATTTTCAGAAGACATGAAACCTATTTTAGATAATATAAAATTGTCTTCGTGTTTTGACGATGAAAAATGTCCTAGTATAGTTTGTAAAAAATTAAACACTAGTTGTTCATTAATTATACCAAAAACAAATTTAATTAATAATGAAAAAAATGAAGAATTATATTATACTCGGTTATCAGATGAGTTTGTTAGATTCAACAAATTTAGAAATTTTATTTTTGAAAACAGCAATGTTTATAGTTATGGTTCTGTAGAATATAACATTTTGAGCAATGAACTGTTATTGTTTCAATCATCATTAACTCAAGAATTTTTTAGAGACATAGTACACACAAATAAAGACAATATTTATATTGATAAATTTGATACATTTGATACATTGGGGTTTGAAAATACAGACAAAACTTTAAATTTAAAAACTTTTAAAAAAGAAAAAGGCGAAACAATAGTCATAGAAGTTTCAACCACTAAAGATAAAGAAATTATTAAACAAAACAAAATGTTTCAAGAAAATCCAGAAAAATTTAAAACAATTGATGAATTAAAGCAAGTAAATGCGGACACTCAAGATATTGAAGATGATATTTATCAAGAAGATGAAGAAGTAGAATTAGACAAAAATATAAAATTATTAACTACTTATACTGACCCAAATCACTATTGTTCTTTTAATAAAAATGTAATAATGGAAGATTTTAGAAAAAACTTCAAGACAACAATTCATCAATTAAGGTATTCATTAGATGATAAAATTTGCTCTTTTCAATTAATTTTAATAATAATAAAATATCATAATACACAACAAAATATTAATTTAACGATTGAAGATCTAAAAAAAAAACTAATTAGTTTATATCAAAATAATAGTAATTTTGATTCTTTATGTTATATATTATTGAAAAACAATAAAAAAACGATCATTGAAAAAGTTATAGCTAAGGAAATAACTATTGAAGAATGTATATTAAGCAATGAATATTATGTCACATATATTGATATTTATTTACTATCAAAGGAATATGACTTACCTATAATATTATTGTGTAATACAATTATTGATAGAACTATTACAAATGAGAATTTTATTGTATTTAATGTAAATAGATTGGATAATAATTATTTTTTTATAAAAAATCGTACTTTATATGATCGAAAAAAAATACATAATTACAAATTAATTATTAATTCTTCGTTGGTTGTTTTTAATATAGACGAAGATCTACAATACAGTTCAGGTGATTTACAAAGCAAATTACAAGACGAGATTAATAATTTTAAAGATGTTTTAGGCAGTTATATAAATAATTATAATTTAAGCGATAAAAAACAACCTACAAAATTTAAAGAAGAAAAAGTAGAAAAAGAAAAAGTAGAAAAAGAAAAAGTAGAAAAAGAAAAAGTAGAAAAAGAAAAAGTAGAAAAAGAAAAAGTAGAAAAAGAAAAAGTAGAAAAAGAAAAAGTAGAAAAAGAAAAATCAGTGATTGCTAGCGCCGAAGAAACTACACAAACAAAAAAATCAAAGCGTTGTCCAAATGGCACCCGTAAAAATAAAAAAACCGGATTATGTGAAAAAATATGATATCACTTTTACATGTTTAAATAAATTTTATAACAATATATATTTATTATTATAAAATTTGTTATGTTTGATATTTAAAAATCCAATTCATAATCGCTACTTGATCCGTTATTAATATTTTTAATAGAAGCAACACTTGATTCTATCAATAAACTATTTGTACTACATTCATTTGTGGTTTCGCTAGTTATTTGGTTTAATAATGCTTGTTCATCGCTTTCATCGTCTGGTTGTGAAGTTGTTGTTGTTTGAGGTTTAATAGACATCAAGAAGTCATTATCAACCAATACTTTAAAACAATTAGTTCCATAATATCCTTGTTGACCGCACATAATGTTTGCCGACACACCTTTCATGTTATCTAACTCTCCGTGTTTTGCGGCTTTTAAAAACATTTCTGGAGTTTCTTCAAAAGATGCTTTGGCAATAGCTCCAATATCATCATTATTAATACCATGCCTAAAAATAGAAACCATCTTATCATTACACGTCATTCTATCTGCCAACATAATTAAATGATGATAATTAATATATGTGCTATCGAACTCAATAACCTCTGAAAATTCATCAAATATACTTTGTCTAGCAGCTTCAATCCCAAATGTGTTATAAATTTCTATAATATGATTTGAAATAGTTCGCGTTTTATCTACAAAATCCAGGGCCAAAATATCTAATAAATTACTTCCTAATGTATCTAATACCCATAAATCTTTTTTAATATATTTTGTATCAATTTCCTCAAAATTATCAGTGATTTTTCGCAATGTTACTTTATCAATATTTTTTACTCCGCGTAAAATAAGATTATCTAGTAATTCTTCTTGTAAGTTTCTTAATAAATATATTTCATCGCTTTGATCCAATGATTCTAAAACATTCTTATTTTTCTTTTTCTTTAATAATTGAAGATTCTTATTAATACGAATTCTAAAAATTAATTTTTCTGAGTTATAATCAGTATACATACATGTCAAGTTATTATAACTATTCATTAATGCAAAATGAAGATCATCCATTGAGATATTTTTATCTAACATTTCTATTTTATTCATATACATTCTAATAATCCATTTTGATTTATCTTTACTACTATCATAACTGGTGTTACAGTCATCTAATAATTTTTCAAATTCGTTGTATTCTTTCATTAAATCCACATCTTCGCTCATTAATGTATTTAAATCGTCGGGGTCAAAACAAATTTCAATTGATTCAACAAGCGACCGTAATTTGGTGTTCTCAATTTTGGAAATATATTCTTTTGCTTTATTTTGGTCATAACAGTCTAATTTATTTAAATAAATAGTACAAGATAAACTCTTTGGATTATCGCTTAATGATAATATTTCTTCAATACGAGGAACACCACGAGTAACATTAGATTTTGAAGCAACACCAGCAAAATGAAAGGTGTTTAATGTTAATTGTGTTGTAGGTTCGCCAATACTTTGTGCCGCAATCATACCAACCATTTCTCCGGGCGCGACTAATGCTTTCTTATAAGCATTGTTGATTATTGTTATTAAAATATCAACAGATTTACGGGTCAATCGTTTGTGCATTAACAATTCTTTTGGACTTAAATAATAATAATATAATACTTTAAAAAGTTCGTTCGGCTTACAATAATTTAACAAATTTAATTTTTCAAAATTATTTTCAATAAGTTCAAACACTTCTAATGGTGTAATGTCTATAATAACGTTTTCTTCTTGGTTGCCGGCAATATTATTAATAATATGAGTAAATGATACTGGAACATTCACCGACGGTTTATAAACTCGATTAAATATTTTAGCAATTACATCATCTCGTGCCTTAAGTATGAAATCAATATAATATTTGCACTTTTTATCTAATTCGGGTTTTTGCCTTTTAAATTTACTATATGCTTGTTTCGTATATAATGTTCCATAAAGTGAATCTTTAGAATAATCATTCGGCATTTGATAATGACCATAAATTTCTTCAATAGTCATATTAACAAAAGGAACTTGTTGAGACTCAACTCTTACCGGATCAAAGTTATCATCCCCATAACTATATTGAATAATTTTATTTTTATTATTACGAACAGTCATATCATAATGAACCATCAAATCTTCTAATCCTTTAATCAGTCGTCGTTGAATATATCCAGTTTGACTCGTTTTACATGCTGTATCAATTAAACCGACACGACCACCCATAGCATGAAAGAATAATTCATCTGGATTTAATCCACCAATAAACGAATTTTCCACAAATCCACGCGCATTTGGAGAATCGTCATATTTAGTATAGTGTGGTAATGTTCTATCTTCAAATCCATAAGGGATTCGTTTTCCATCTACGTTTTGTTGTCCCAAGCAAGAGATCATTTGTGAGATATTTAAATCGCTACCTTTGGAACCAGCATTTACAATAATAACAAAACGATTAGTGCTATCTAAATTTTGACGACCTAATTTACCTGCTTCAAAAGAAGCTTTATTTAAAATATTATTGATTCGTGTTTCAAATTCTTCAACATTTGAGCGTCCTGTTTTATTATCAAAAATACCTAAATGCGTTTCATCTATTAGCGATTTCACCTCTATCTTTTTCTTATTAATTGTTTCATTAATTTTGTCATTTGTTTCTTTATCCGCAATAAGATCGCTAATTCCCACACTATAACCATGAATTTTCATATATTCAGTTACAATGTCTTGTAAATTATTAATGAAATCACACGCAGCATCCACATCATAATCATTATAAATCCGATGAATTAAACCACGTGTTGTATCTCCTAAAATGCTTTTTTCAATGTGTCCACGTTTAATATTTCCTTTATTAATTTCCAAAACATTATTTGATTTGCTATAATCTTCGGTTTCGCTATATTGCTTTGTTTTATATTTTAAGCTAATGTTTGGAATAATTAGACTTAATAATGAAAAACTGCTCTGCGATTGTTGGTCAAAATTTATCTTTTTTAAATCAATAGTTTTCAGATGTGCCATTAAATTCATTGATGTCCGAGAGTTAAAATTAATAGTCTCTCGTGTAAATAAATAACTACTCAATAATGAATCTTGAAAAATACCAACAATGGATTTATTGTTTGCCGGACTAATAATTTGATATTTTACAGCAGCAAGAGTTTTGAGTTCAATTTCAGATTCATCGTCTTGTGGCATATGTAAATTCATTTCATCTCCGTCAAAATCGGCATTGTATGGTTTGGTATCGGCAACATTCATTCTAAAAGTGTCTCCTTTATACATTACTTTAACAATATGACACATCATTGACATTCTATGAAGGGTTGGTTGTCGATTAAAAAGGATTGCGTCACCATCTAACATATGACGATGAACAATATCACCCAATTCTAAATTAATTGACTCGCGATCAACATACCGAAGACTAATACAATCTCCGTTTTTTCGCTCATAAATTTTTGCTCCAGGATGCTCGTCGGGACCATTTAAAATTAATGTGCGCAAATAATTTCTATTTTTAGCCGTAACAATAATAGGTTTTGTTAAATTTTTTGCCACTTTTAACGGAACACCCAATTGACTAATAGATAAATTAGGATCCGGTGTAATAACCGACCGAGCACTAAAATCGACGCGTTTACCCATCAAATTACCTCTAACTCGACCGCTTTTACCGTTCAGTCTTTCTTTGATTGCTTTTAAAGGACGACCAGAGCGTTGAGCAACGGCAGCAACACCGGGAATTTTATTATCTACCAATGTAGCAATATAATATTGTAAAACAGTAGTCCAATCATCTATTACATTTGATGCTGAATTTTGCTCTATTTTTTCTTGTAACATTTTATTAGCTTTAATAATATTAATAATAATATGTGTTAAATCATCTTCGCTTCGTTGTTGTGCGTCATGCTTAATTGAAGGTCTTACTTGTGGTGGAGGAACTGCTAAAACTTGGCAAATCATCCATTCGGGACGCGACCAAATTGGACTAAATCCCATAAAATTAACATCTTCATCTGAAATTTTTTTGAAAATTTTTAACATCATTTCTGGAATAATTTTCATTGTCATTTTTGTATCTTCTTTTTTAAAATCATAATTATTAAATTCTTCTTCCTTATCATTCCATTCAGCAATAATTGTTGCTAAACCTTCTTTTCTTATTTTTGGTTGTAAACATCCACACCCATTATGTGAATCCTCACCACAACGATGTTTTTTACTTGCTAAAGCAAATACTTTATTCCATCGTGTTTCAGCATTTAATTTTAATAAATAATTGTATTTTTCTTTATCAATTAAAAGTTTGCTACATTTAATACATAAACATCTACATATTTTCATAATTGTTGATAAATATTGAATATAATAAACGGGTCTAGATAAATTAATATGACCAAAATAACCCGGAGTTTGAACATAGTCTAGTCCATCTGTAGGACAAATCATTCCTGGATCTAAAACTCCCATTCGTGGATCAAATAATCCACCTAAAACAGGTTTGTTATTTATATGAGTATCCCTGTTTGTAATTTCTACAACGGAACCCTTTTGAATTTCATAAGGACTTAAGATACTAAATTGAATACCGATGATTTTAGATGGTTTCTTGTTTTCAAAATCAGTCATTCTTTTATAATAGTTAAATAATATTTAAATTATATTTATTCAATTTTTAATTTTATAATGCTCAATTACTTTTTAAAAAAGCAATAATCTTTTAAGAACAATATATTATAAAATTATAAAATTATAAAATTATAAAATTATAAAATTATAAAATTATAAAATTATAAAATTTAAATATTATAAAATTATAAAATTTAAATATTATTAATATTATAAAATTTAAATATTATTAATATTATAAAATTTAAAATTGAATATAATTTATATAATATATTTAAATACTATAATTATTATGCCCCATAAGTATAACACTAGAACTAAATCGGGAACTCTTGTCCCATTTCTTTATATTAATGATGATAATGATAACGATAATGATGATGATAATGATTATGATGATAATGATTATGATGATGAAGATAATGATTATGATGATGGGCGTAACCTTGAACCAAAAATTAACATAGACAGTCAAGACGACGACGACGACGACGATGATACAGATAGTTCTAGTTCCAAAGACAGCAATAGTAGTACAGAATCCAGTGATTCTAATAACTCTAATAAAAATATTTCAAATAAAAAAAATAATGCCAAAAAATTAAATAAATCTGACTATTATAAATTTTTAAGTGAATTATATCCATCACACTACAGTAAAAATAAATATATTGATGAAGTTAATAAAAGTATTGCTAATAAAGAATTAGTAAATAAACGCCTTAAAAAATCCGATAATACTTTTGTAAATACTTCTTCGAACTTAAATAATTTCTTTACTACTAAGGTTATAAAAAAATCTAGAAAAATTTCTAAGAAGAAAAAAGTAAATCGTTATAATAATGCGAGCGCTGAAGACAATGATGATACTAAATATGAGCAAAATTTATTAGCACACGGATTTAAACAGATTTTTAACAGTGTAAATGGATCCGACAAAAATATTAATATTATTTTAAATTTAAAGAAAGGTAAAAACAATATTTATAATAATGAAAATACAAACACAGATCGAATGTTAAGTCATTCGTTATTTTCAACTATGCATTATAATAAAAATAACCAGGACAATGAGGATGATAATAATCAGGACAATGAGGATGATAATAATCAGGACAATGAGGATGATGAGGACAATGAGGACAATGAGAATACTAGGGAGAATACTAGGGAGGATACTAGTGAGGATACTAATAATAAGGATGAAGACAGGTCTAAAAAGAATAAAGATGATATTGTTCCGGCACCACAAAAAGTGTCGATTAAAAATTATAAAAAATTTGATAATATTTTAAATAATGAAGAAAAAGAATCGGAATATTTTAAAAAATGTTTATCGTCTAATTTACAATTAGAAGCAATTGCTAAATTAGAAAAAATTAAAGAATTAACTAAAATTAGCAAACCTTATTTACTTCATTTAGTTGACCTTGATATTCCAGATCAATATAAAGCATGTGCTTTAATAAAAATTAATACTATGCGTTCAATGGGTGGTTATGGAAACAGCGAATATTATAAAATAAAATCATGGGTGGATGCTTTCTTAAAAATTCCATTTAATAAATATAATAATTTACCTATCAGTTTTGCCGATGGAATTGAACAATGTCATGATTTTATGGAAAAATCAAAAAAAATATTGGATAGTGTTACTTATGGATTAGAGGATGCTAAAATGCAGATTATGCAAATGATTGGTCTGTGGTTAGTAAATCCAAATGCTATTGGTTGTGCTATTGCTATTAAAGGACCCCCAGGAACTGGTAAAACAACACTAATTAAAGAAGGTATTAGTAAAATTTTAAACAGACCTTTTGCGCTTGTTGCGTTGGGTGGTTGCGGT